CACTTCCTGTCGATCACCTTGCGTAGCGTGTCGGCATCCCGTCGCCGCTCGTCCCCCAGTTGCTCAAGCCTCTCGCGCAGAATGGAGTTCACGCCGCGCAGCCGCCATATCTCGTCTACCAGCGGATTGGCGCCGGTCGCCCAATGCAGCAGCCACGCCGATCCAACGAACGACGCCGGGATGAGTACGGCCAAAGAAAACCACGCATACCAAGGCATTTCGTTAGGCATTTTTCGTATCACATAGGACATGGTTTAGGTCGGCCCCGCCCCGCCTACGTCAGTGACCCTAGCGGCGCTAGGGCGTTCGACGGGAGCAGGGCCGACTTGTTGAGTTCGCTCCAGCAGCCCGCGAGCCACAGCGACCGCCGCCATGTCATCGTCGGCGTGGCATCCGTTCTCCTGGCGGTCGATCTCGGAATACTCCGCGACTGCCTCGCACAGCCGCATTATCGCCTCTCGCTCCTCGTCGGTGAGCGTGGGCTGCGGAATCCAACTCCTGCGGTCCAGTTCTCTCGCCGCGTCCAGCAAAACGTCACTGTAATCGGCACCGCAAATGTTGAGCGTGTCGCTCATGTCTCGCAGCCGTTCGGCCAGTTCGTCCTGTGTCATATCGAAGTCCTTTCTCGGGCTGCTCTCTGCGGTCAGTGATGATCGCCGCCTATTTTCGCGGTTTTCGCCGATTATCGGTCAAAATCCACGCGACACCGTGCAATCAGTGTCTCCAGCACGGCCGCGTGCCGCTCCTCTCCGGGCGTGTCGGAGTACGCCGCAAACCAAGCAATCGCCTCCTGCTCCTCGTCGGTGAGCGTGGGCGAGCCGCTGTCGATCACAGCGCTAAGCCGCCGCACCTCTGCGGCGAGCAGGTCGGGATCTCGGCAGGTGTCAGGGTCAACTCGCATCATGCCTCTCCGTCTGGGTCATGGCTAGTCATGGTGCAGGGCAGCCCCTGCCTCGCCAGCGACTCCGGGTAGCCGTGTGCGATGAGCCACTCTGTTACGTCGCCGTCCGTCGCAGGGTCGTACAGTCGCGGAAATCCGTATCGCCAGCCGCTCGGCGGATCGACCAAGTGCGGTCGCTGCATCCACGCCGGCCGCAGCAAGGCCGGGCGTTGCTCGGCCTGCACCGGCCGCACTCGCGGCAGCACGCGGGCGACATCGTCCATCGACCAGGGCGTCCATGGCGCTGGACCCTCTGGCCCGTCGGCGTCAACGCCAACGTCCAGGGTATTCGTTTGCCGCTGCCTGTCCTCGTCTCGCAGCCGGCCATGCACATGGCCGTAGAGATGCCAGGAGCCTCTGTGACTGGCAGGCCAAGAGCGATGCGGGTAGTGCGACATCCAGATCCGCTGCGTGCCGACGCTGATCTCGGCCACCTCACCGACGCTGGCAAATCCCGCGCCTTCGCATTTCGACCGTCTGTCATGATTACCTAAAAGCAGCCGAACGTCGCGGCAGGCGATCTGATAGCGGTAGTAGTGAGGATTGCGACCCTTGAGGGCGAAGTCCCCGAGAATCCACAGCGTATCGTCTGGCTGCACCGCCGCGTTGATGGCGGCGATGATCGTCGCGTCCATCTCGGCTACGGCAGAAAACGGCCGCGAGCAGTGGCGGATGATGTTCGCGTGACCGAGATGCAAATCGGCGGTGAAGTAGATCATTCACGGCTTCTCCTTGAGAAACTCCGCCGGCGGAGCCTCTCGCAAGTACGCCGACACAATCGCCGGGACGGTGCCAATAGCGAAGCACGCCAGCAGGACGGCGATCACCGTCCACTTCTCCCACCGCTGGAGGTCTTCCGCCTGCCGGTCCAGAGCCGCCCGGAGAGCCAGCAGGTCGCACTCCATTCTCGTAATGGAATCCGGAGTAGCCAGAACGGGCATCCTTTCCCGCTCCGGCATCCCGGCGACGATTCGATCCATCTCCTCGACGCTCATGCGAACGGGATCTCGCAGTCCTCCTCGACCGCCCCAACAGCCTCGCGCTTCGGCCACCGCAGACTGACCCCCACCTCATTCGCCATCAGACGCAATGAGAAGCCCTGTGAGCCGTCCTTCTTCTCGTACGTCTCCAGGCCAGCCCGACCGGAAACGACCACTCTCTGGCCTTTCTGGAGCGTCTGGGAGCATGTCTCCGCCTGCTCGTCAAAGCAGACCACCTCTACCCACGTCGTCGGCCCGTCCTTCTTCTCCGTCGAGGCCACCGAGAAGGTCAGCATGGCCTTCCCGCTCTTGGTGATCCGGAGTTCGTTCACCTTGCCCACATTGCCAGTCACGGTCGCTTCGATCATCGTTTCCTCTCTCTCATTGGGACGCTGGACAGGTGGACAGCATATCGCTGGACGGGCGTTTAGCAACCCCCCAGCACGCAGGGGTCGATCTGTTTTGGGAAAAAATCCAGGAGGGGAACGTAACTGATACGTGACGCGGCTGGGGGGGGCTCGGGGGCGTTCCATCTATACGCCGCCCCCCGCCGCAGAAAACAAGGCACCAATCCTTCACGCTGTCCGTCGCTGCCGTGAAACCGGCCCACGAAACCCCTTTCCATCGCGGTCCGTTCGCTGCGGAGTCTGCCTTGTGTCGGAACGACGACGGCGTTCGACCGTCCAGTGACCGACCGGAGGATGACCCATGCCGACGTTCAACTACGTCCACTGCACCTGCTGCGGCAACCAATTCACGGATCGGCTCGGCCTTCTTCGCGGCATCGACGCTCTCCACTTCGTCTGCACCTTGTGCGACGACGAGCGGCGTGTGGAGAACGCCGACGCCCATAGCCGCTGGCTCGACGAGATGGAGGCGCAGTGCGGCTGGTTCTCCGCTGCCGACGAGCGGTGATTTGCCGCTGCGGAGTCTGCCTTTCGGTGGCCGACGTTCGGCCTGCCGTCCCGTCCCTCTCACTCGGAGCGTCCCATGTTCTGCGTCGTGTCCATCACCGCCAGCGGCGAGCGTCGTGCCTACGTCTTTCCCTGCGAGCGGAAGGCCCGCTGGTACATCAACGACAACGCGGATGGCGTGCGGCTGTTCGTGTTGTACGACCCTGCCGGCGAAGTCGTGATCGAGTCTCGGTTCCCGGTGCTGATGGTGGCCTAAATCGCCGCTGCGGAGTCTGAATTGTGGCGGCGGCACGTTGCCGTTCGTCACTGGTTCGGTTGTTTCTTTCCATGAGGAGAATTGCCATGACGATTGCCCAAATCCAGAAGATCGCTGCCGAAGCCGTTGCCAATGCCCTGCGGCTCACGCAGACCCAAGATGCCCCCGCCCCCGTGAAGAAGGCGAGCGGCGACCTCAAGGCCAAACGGCTGGCCGCATTGGAGAAGGCCCGTGCCGCGAAGAAGGCGAAGGCGCAGGCCAAGCCCGCAGCCGTTGTCGCGGAACCCGTGAAGAAGCCCGCGAAGGTGAAGAAGGCACGCCCCGCATGGAGCGTCAAGGATCATGTCACGAAGAAGAACGTGAAGGGCCAGATCGTGCAGATCGGACCGTTCACCGCGTGGCTCCCAGAGGGCGACGAGGAGCGCAAGGCTGCGGTGTTCTCCGCGATCAACGACGTGTGCCGCACGGACGAAGTGCGGAAGTTGGCCGCTGCCATCCGCTGATTCCGCCGCTGCGGAGTCTGACCAGTGAGGGCCGACGACGGCTCGGGCGGGTTCGTAGCCCGCCCCCTCACCTACGCCCATCGCAACTTCGCGGTGGGCGTTTGTGTTTCTAGTCCCTGTTTCACAAGGAGTTCACCATGCCCCGTTCCCCTCTCGCCCAGTTCACCGGCAAAGACGGCTGCCTGTACCTCATCAACCTCAAGAGCGACGGTCGCGTGTACGGTCCGTACCTGGACGCAAAGCAGGTTCGCATGGCCCGTGCCTGCATCCCCGCCCACGAGCACAGCAACGACGTTGTGCGTGCGTTCCGCGACGGCCTGCCTGCGGGGGAGGCCGACGTCAATCCGCTGACCCGGTAAATCACCGCTGCGGAGTCTGATTTTCACACTGCGAATGGGGCCAGTCGTCACGGTGGCGGCTGGCCCCGTCGCATTTCACCCACGAGGAGCGATGCCATGTACGAACCACTCGACAACACCACGCCTCACTGGCCCGACGACTGCGGCCACGACACGCTCGATCCCGCGTCTTTCGTGGGCACGTTCAAGATGTTTCATCACCCCCGCGAGGCGATTGTGGACGTGTACGTCTATGACGCACTTGGCGACCCGCTGTCGCAGGGCATCTGCCTTCGGCACGGAACCGATCACCTCTATTCCACCGTGCGGGTGAACGAGATGTTCGATCACCCAATCGGCATGGAGTACGACGGCGGGCTGCTCCGCTGCGCACGCACGTTTCTACTGTCACGGGGCACGTTTCGCTGGCAACCAGTGGCCGCAGTCGCCCACGACAACTGATTCGATACGCGATTCCGCCGCTGCGGAGTCTGGATTCTGACCGGCGGCACAGTGCCGCCCGGCTTTCACCACGAAGGGAGTGCGTCATGCACAAAGAGATCGCAGAAATGTGGGTCGCTGCACTGCGAAGCGACGAGTACGGGCAGACCTACGGGTATCTCCGCCAGGAGTACGAGCCCGGCCAGTTTGCCTACTGTGCGTTGGGCGTGCTGTGCGACATCCACGCGAAGGCCACCGGCCTGCCTTTCGACAAAGAAAACGGCGGGCTCCCAACGGAAGTCGCCGTGTGGGCGGGCCTGCACTGGCTTGACCCGGATGTCGTCATGCCCGTTGGCGACAACGAGGAGGAGCACATGTCCATCACGTCTGCCAACGACGAGTACGGGTTTCCGTTCTCGCAAATCGCAGCGGCCATCTCGACGCAGTGGGAACGCCTGTAGTTCCCGCTGCGGAGTCTGTCTCTCGGTGACCGGACGTTCCGGCCACCCGTCCCTTGTCCCTTGTTTTGAGGAGTTCCCATGCGCACGCATGTCACCACCACCAGCCCCCGCCTCATGCACTTCGTCTCGCTCGCCCGCGTGGCAAGCGAGGTGGGTGCGAAGTCGCAGCGTCACCTTCTGGCCGACCTCCGCACGCTCACCCATCGTGAGCGTCGTGAAGTGGCCGACCTCGTGAAGAAGGAGGGCTGATGTATGGAGTGGATCAAATGCACAGACAGGCTTCCGCCAGACGCTCGCCCGACATACGCACAGCCTCCTGTGCTGGCGTGTACGAGGGGTGGCACTCGGCAGGCGATGCACTACGACCACGACATGAAGGACTGGTACTGCGCTCAAGGCGATGGCTATGGGGTGCATGGCGACATCACCCACTGGATGCCGATGCCGCCGCCGCCGCCGGAGCAGGAACGCAAAGAGATCGCTGATGTTCTGTACCCAGAGGAGGACTGACACATGGCCGAAGCATACAAGGTCGCGGCTTCGTACCGCGATTCGATCCTCGCCCACCAACGCATCCTGTGCGGCGATGACGTAGGCGAGGGCAAGGCATGGCAGGAGCAGGCCATGCGCCTGTCGCATGAACTGGAACGCTACGCCAGTTTCCTGCGGGACTGCGTGGGCGGCGGCTATCCCGGCCCCGTCGCGTTCCCATCATGGGACGAGGATGCTGCGGAACGATGGGACGGATACCAAATGGTGTGCGATGCGATCCGCAAGGCCGATCTCATCGACTATCTGGAGCAAAGCCGCTCCACGCTCAGCGATGCGATTTTTGATGGCAGGCGTGGACTGAACGCCAGCCTGGACGCGATGCGGGCGACCTCTCTGGCCGCAGACGCCACCACGTTTTTGCGGGCGCTCGGCGTTCCGCAGGAGGACTGATGGGCAACAAGTGGAACGACCAGTGGTGGTCACTGGTCAAGGCTGAACGAGTCAAGGAGGAGGAGCGACTGCGAGTGGCACGCAAGCACGCCAAGCGAGCCACTCGCCGCAAACAAAAGCAGCGGTGATCCGCCGCTGCGGAGTCTGGTTTTCGGCATGGGCCGTCCCGTCGTGGGGCGGCCCTTTCTTTTTCACCTTCGCTGAGGAGCGAGACATGAGCGACGAGAACGAAGTCCTGCACGACGAGTACGGGTTCAACGAGACCACCGGCATCCACCACGAGACGGGAACCTTGTGGGATCCCAACGGGTTCGACATGGAGGGGATCCACCCAGCCACCGAGACGGAGTTCCACCCTACCACCTCCCGCACGCGCGACGGCGAGGCATACGACTCGGCGGGGTACGACTACAGGGGCTTCAACGAGGACGGCTACGACCGGGATGGGTACGACTCGGACGGGTACAACTACAACGGGGAGGACTGCTACGGCTTCACCCGCTGCGCCAACGGCGAGTGCGACGACGACGACTGCGAGTGTCACGGCTCGGGCTTCGACGACCAACTCGACGACTACGGCACGCGGGCTCACCTCGCGCATGGCTGGGCGGCTGACCCGGCTCGTGGCCCCGCGTACATGTACGCCGGGCACGAGATCGAGATGTACTCCGACGACGAGGACTTCAGCGACGTGGAACACACGCTCGCCCAAGTCAACGACCTGTATCGGAAACTCAATCCGCTCACCCGCAACCGCAAGTGCGCCATCGCCAAACGCGACGGCTCGCTCGACGAGTACGGTCCCGGCGGCTTTGAGTTGGTCACGGTTCCGCTCACGACCGAGCAGGTCTACGGCATCTTCGGGGCGTTCAAGACGCTCGGCGACGGACGCTGCTCGGCGTGGAACATGGGCGAGGACGTTGGTCACCACATCCACCTGTCCAAAGCGGCCATCGGCCCGCTCACGCTGGGCAAGTTGCTGGTGTTCATGAACGCCGAGCCCAACCGCACGTTCCTGGAGGCCATCGCCTGTCGCCCTGCGGGGTTCAACAAGTTCCGCACCAAGCAACTGACCCAGACGGAGAACAGCGACCGCTACGAAGTGCTGAACGTGACGAACACCACCGTCGAGTTCCGCCTGTTCAAGAGCAACCTGTACAGCCGAGCGATCCTCAAGAACCACGAGTTCGCCGTTGCGGCTGTCAAGTTCTGCGAGCAGGCAGCACACGGGTTCGGTGCGGTCGAGTCGTCCCTCGACCCGCTGCACGTCGCCAACTTCCGCGACTTCGTGGCGGTCAACCGCAGTGCGTACCGCTACCTGCATGAGTTCCTGCTGTCGCATCCGCTCATCAGCGGCGGCTACCGCAGCAACAGTCCGCTCCCGGCGAGCATCGCCAACCCGAAGGAGCGGTCGCCCGTGTTCAACATGATCCGTACGTCGTCCGTCGTCGGTGCCTGACCCCTGGTTTCACTCACACTCACAAGGAGATTCCTGCATGTGCCTCGCCATCTACAAGCCCGCCACCACCACGCCCGATTGGTCCGCCTACCGCAACGGCTTCGCCGTGAACGACGATTCGTGGGGGTTTGCCGTCGTCGTTGACGGCACGCTCGTCACCCGCTGCGGCATCGGCCCCTTTGAGGAGTTCCGCGAAGCCTTCAGCCCTTACGCCGACCGACAGGCCATCATCCACTTCCGATGGGCCACGCACGGCAAGAAGGACACGGGCAACTGCCACCCGTTCATGGTGAGCGACGCGCTCGCCGTGATCCACAACGGCGTGATCTCCATCCAGTGCGACGTGGACAAGGATCGCAGTGACACTTGGCACTTCAACGAGTTGGTGCTCAAGCCACTGCACTCTCGGGACGAGGACTTCTACCGCCGACGCGAGGTGGTGTACACGCAGCAACTCGCCCACTCCGGCAGCAAGTTCGTGTTCCTGCGGGCGGACGGCGACTACTCCATCTGGAACGAGGACGACGGCGACTGGTCGCGTGACGGTCACTGGTACAGCAACGACTCGCACGAGGGTTCGTACTACCGCAGCATCGGCTACGGACTGACCTCTCGCACCACGACGACGGCCACCAAGACCGAGCGTTCGTGGATCGAGGCGTCGGATGGCAAGTGGAAGTACGTTGAGGAGGACACCGCCGCGTCCGCCTGCCGCACGGCGTACGACCGCATGGCCGACGAGCAGGAGGAGGAGGACCGCGAGGATTCGTTCTACACCAACATGCGGGTGGAGGACTTGCTCGCCTACGGGTTCAGTCGCAAGTGCTTGGCAGAAGTGCAGGACATGCTCGGCCACTTGGGCATCGAGGCGCTGCACGACGCCCTCTGATTTTCCCGCTGCGGAGTCTGTCTATACGGCAAGCAAGGAGGCAAGCCATGCACCACTGGACCCATGCGGAGATCGAAATCTTCCTCGCCATGTGCTACGTCGCCATGAAGGCGCTGGCACGGTGGGCGGAACTCGACTGACTAGAGGAACCCCAAATGCAGCCAAGAGCCAAGCGACTGTATCGGATTGCCGTGCAACAGGAGGAGAGCAAGCCCGAAAGAACTATGTACTTCACGTCCCATTCGTACGGGCCGATCCGCGTCGTGATGCGGCGGTTCGCAAAGCGATTCCCCAACTACTTCAGCATCGACGTTCGATGTGTAACACCAAAGGAGGAATGACCATGCCTTTTGCAGATGCCAAGTACCCGCCGTCCGCCAAGCGACTGTCTGGCGGAGGCTGGCCCGCTCACACCGTCACGCTAGCCAACGGGGAGCGACTGTACATCGAGGAGGCCGGGCCAAAGGTGGAGATCGCCTTGTGCGACAAGGGAACCGACAACCCCGATCTTTGGGTGTGCGCCATCACCCGAAACGGCGTGCTTACCTACGGGTACAGCGGTGATTCATGCGAGAGGATCGCACAGGAGGTGCCGCTGTCATGTCGGACCTGACCCCACGCGAGCGAGAGATCCTCACCCTCATCGCCCGCTCGATTGACGCCAATGGATACCAGCCTTCCTACCGGGAGATCGCCGCCCACTTCGGGTGGACCGGGCTCGGCTGGTTGCAGTACCTCGCCCGCCGCATCGCACTCAAGGGCCATGCCCAAGTGATCGGCCCCCGTGCGTGGTCGTTCGACTGGAAGTCTTACCTCAAGGAGCAGAAGCATGACGCTGCAAGAACTGATGGATCGCGTACTCGCCGTGTTCCCCGACGCCATGTTCGACGAGAGCGACGCGCGTGAGGTCGTCATCTACACCGGGATGCTCCGGCATCCGGATGACAACTGGAACACAGGCTCGCGACCCGTCGAACCGTTGACGGAGAACTGAAAACATGTACACTCAAACAGGAGGCGGGGCATGCAATACCCGACTACTACTGTGACCCTCACGCCACGCGAGATCGACCTCATCATCACGGCCCTGCACGAAAGTGCGGAGGATCGCGAGCAGTTCGATGAACCCGAGCAGTCGGCGGCGTTCGCCGTCTTGCAGCGGAGGTTCGTCAAGGCACAGAACCAAGTCATCACCCACTGAAAGGATCCACCATGACACCGACAACTCTCACCATCGGGTCGGGGCTCGGCGGCATCGCCATCCTCAACACCAAGACGGTCAACCGCGACCGCCTCTACTGGGCGGCGGACAACGTGAACTGCGGGCAGTTCGTCCCTGCCCAGCCCGCTCGCACGACCGTGCTGCGGGACTGCATGAAGGACGTAGCCGACAGCCTGTACGGCCGCATCCGCAGGCAGCCCAACGTGGTGCGGCAACTGGACGACCCCGCCTCGTTTGAGGTGGTGCGTGTGGTGCCGGGCCAGTCGCAGAACGAGTACCGCTTCCTGTTCTCGGCCCTCATCGGCACGAACTGGGACGTTGGCATCCTGGAGTACGACTCCGCCGGGCCACGCGGCTCACAGGTTCTCGCCTCGCTCGACCCTGCGGTCGTGCAGCAGCGGGACTACCTGCCGTCCAGCGTGGTCGGTCAGGTGGTGGTCAAGATGCTCCGCCACTGGAAGGCCACGCCCCTCAAGGACGACGGCGGCGTGTGGTTCATGCTGGGCCAGACGCTTGAGGACTTCCGCACGTTCGCACGCCTGCTGCTCGGGCCTCACGCAGACGGCCCGCGATTCACCGTTCACCAAGTCGAGATCGCGTCCGATCCCGACACGGTGATGCACGTTCTCGACCGGCTCGGCTCGGAAGTGCAGGCCGGTCTGGCGGAGATCATGACCGACGTGATGGAAGCGACCGGCGGCATGGCCGACCGCTCTATCAACGTGCGAATCAACAGGGCCGACAGGTTTCTGGAGAAGGTGCGGTTGTACGAGCAGGTGCTCGGCCGACCGCTGCCCGAACTGACTGCGGCCATCGACCAAGTGAAGCAGGCAGTCGCCGTCAATCGGCTGCTGGCTGCGGCTGTCTGACCAATCCCACTCACTAAGGAGAGTGTTATGCGTACGCTTCGCCTCGACTACAGCAAGTTCATCAGCGAGTACAAGGAAGCCCTGTCGTGTGACCTGCACTTCAAGGAGTTCTTGCAACTCGCCGGCATCAGTCCGTTCATGCTCAACGACAGGCTCAAGACGCTGGCCCGACGCGGCCTCGTCCTGCCCAAGTTGAAGGGCATGCGGAACAGGAAAAGCGGGGCCGCCCCCGCTCGTCGCAAGGTCAGACGCCCGCGCGTCTCGTCCAGGCCGAAGGCGGGTCACGCCACGCCCGCAACCGTGCGGGAAGCGGACTTGGCCTTCGTGATCTGCGTCGGCGGCTGACGTTTTCCCCGCAGTTTTCCCGCTGCGGAGTCTGTTTGTGGGGGGCGGGGTAGCATCGTGCCGCCCCGCCCCCATTCCTTCCCTACTCAGGAGCATTTCGATCATGCCTCGCACCACACTCGGCAACACCCCCGCGTTCCTCGCCTGTCAGGTCGCTCCCGTTCTGGTCACGGGCGGCACGGGCGTCGGCAAGTCCTCAACGTGGGAGGCACTGGCCGCCGCACTTGGGCGGGCGTTCGTCCCGCTGCTCGGTGCCACCCACCTGCCCGAAGATTTCTCTGGCTACCCCATCCCTGACCACAAGGCAGGCGTCGTCCGCATGATGCCGACCTCCCTGTGGGACAAGACCAAAGACGGCAAGGCTCTCGTGCTCGTGGACGAGGTGACCAACGTGCCGTCTGCCACGCAAGGAGGCTTGCTCTCCGTCCTGTCGGAGCGACGAGTCGGCGAGTACGTCATGCCGGCATCGACCATCATCGTCGGTGCGTGCAACCCACCGGAACTGTGCCCCAATGCGGTGCCCCTCGCGCCTGCCATGCGGGCACGGTTCGTCCACTTCCCATGGGAGGTGGACTACGACCACTGGTTCACCGGCCTGCGGGCTGGCTGCCATTGGACGGCTCCGCAGTTCCCCATCGTGCCGGAACACTGGACCGACTTCCTCCCGCAGTTCGGCTCGCTGGTGGAGGCGTTCCTCCGCTCGGCACCCGACGCTCGGGAGAAGTTGCCGCAGGACGACGAGACGATGGCGTTCCCCAACCTGCGGACCTGGACGTTCCTCGCCAAGTGCTTCGCTGCGGCGGGTGCCTGCGGGTACGAACAGAAAGACCCCATCTACCGGCCGCTCGCCGTTGGCTGCGTCGGTGCGGAGGTGGGCGGCGAGTTCCTCCGGTACTGGCACCGGCTCGACCTGCTCAATCCGGAGGCGTACCTGTCCGGTGCGGAGGACTACAAGTACGAGCGTCGGCCCGACGCCAACATCTGCTTCCTCACTGGGCTGGTGAAGTCGCTGCGTGACAACACCAGCAAGGAGCGGTGGACTCGTGCGGCGGAGGCATTCATCACCATCGGGGAGCAGGAGATCGAGTCGTTTCTCATGCAGTTCCGTTCGTTCTGGAATCCTGTCAGCAAGGGGGGCGTGCGTCCCGATGGCTGGTCGCCCCCGAAGGACGTGCTGGCGAAGTTGATGGCTCTGGTTCAGTCGTGACCCCACAGGAAACAGGAGCATGCAAGACATGATTTGGAATCTCTTTCAGCCCGACTACGGCAAAGTCCCCAGCAAGGTCGGCCGCTACCTCGTGGCACGCTCGCACGGGTACGTCCAGATCGCACTCTGGAACGGCGACTACTTTGTCCCCGACGACTTGCCCACGCATCGACGCCTCAGCGACGTTGATTCATGGGCCGACATCCCCCAACCCCCTCACGGGAGAGACACATGACCCCACGACAACTACTGGGGCAGGCACGGGTACATACCTTTGAGTATGTCCCGTACCTCGCGTCATACATCTACTCCCTGCGTGAGCAGGAGACGCCGGGCATCGGCACGGCAGCAGTGGATGCGGCCGGCAACCTGTACTGGGATGCCGAGTTCGTATCCAAGATCGGTCGAGATCAGACCGCCTACCTCGTAGCCCACGAGGTGTTGCATCTGATCTTCGACCACCACTCCCGGTCGCAAGAGATACTCGGCAAGAACCCGAGCGACTTGGAGCGATTCGTCTGCAACATGGCCGGCGATCTGGTCATCGAGCAGACGCTCTCCATGATGCGGCACTTGCGACCGGAGGGTGCCGTGTATCTGGGAGTAGAAGTGCCGGCGTGGGGCATCACGCTCGACTTCCCCGAGAACAAGTCGATGCAGGAGTATTACCGCCTCATCATGGAGAAGTTGAAGAATGGCGACAACAACCAACAACAAGGAGACGGCAATGGGGAATCTGATTCCGATGGGTCTGCCGGAGGTAGTGGTGAGCAGGGGGATTCGTCCGCATCCGGCGGCGACGATTCCGATGGACAAGGCGATGACGACATGGGCGGCGAGGGCAGCGACGGTGGCGATGGCAGTCAGGACGATGGGGGAGACGCTGACGAAGACGGTACTGAAGCGGACGGCAGCCCGAGTCCGTCTGGCAACGGAGCGGGGTCGCCTCCGTCTGAGCAGGGCACGGCACCGCAGCCGCCCGGTACGCCGGGCACGGGGGGCTCGTGTGCGGACGGGCTACCTCGCCCGTACGAGATAGACAGCGACGGGTCGTGGGAGGCGTACGGCGAGGACATGGCCGCAGCCCAAGCGGAGGACGCCATCGCCAAGTACGAGGCCAGCAATCCAGGCAAGGTGCCCGGCAATATCAAGCAGGCACTCAAGCAGAAGTTGCGGCCCACGCCCGACCCGTTCGCCCAGTTGCGGTCGGCGGTCTGCACCAGCGTGGCATCGCCGGTCGGCGGACGGGACTACTCCCACCGCCGCCGGTCACGCAAGCAGCCGCCGGGAGACGATGCCCCGATTCTGCACGGCCGCATCACCGTGCAGCCCCACGCCGTCGTGATCGTGGATACGTCCTACTCCATGATGCGAACGGACATCCAGGCGAAGGCGCTCTCGGTCATCGCTCAAGGACTGCGGAAACTGGGGCGGGTCAAGGTCTACTGCGCCGACACGCAGGTGCAGTCGCACAAGACGGTCGCCACGACCAAGTTGTTTGAATGGCACGGCGGCGGTGGCACGGACATGCCCACCGCCATCGCGCAGGTGGAGCGGGAGGACCGGCCCGACTCCATCGTTCTCATCACCGACGCCGAGACACACTGGCACGGCAAGAAGCCCCGTGCCCGTGTCGTCGTGGCGTACACCGGCAAGAAGGGATCGTCCTGGCACGCCGCAATCCCGCAGTGGGCTCGCGTTGTGCCTCTGTCTCAGGAAGGAGCATGAACATGGCAAAGCGAAGGAAGAAACTGGCACCACGCCTCTACACGTACGAGAAACTGGAGTCACTGCTGCGGCTGCATGCCGCCGGCAAGCGTTCGCACCGCTTGTACAACTGCATCGCCGTGAACAGGCACGACCCGTACATCCAGATTGTCTACTGTGCCAAGAGCCTACGTGTCGTGCTTGCCACCGTCGGCAGAGGCAGCAACGGCGATACCGTGTACACGGTGCCGGGAATGGGAAGTCGAGGCAAGACTCCCGAGAGTGCGGCAGCCATTCGCAAGTGGCGGCAGTACGTCCCAGTGTTCACGCCCTGCGACGGCAAGCCTTTCGCGGCAGGCACATTCCGGCACTGGCGTGTGCGCGATGGAGTGGCAACGTGGTGCGAGAGAAAGCCGGGCACCTGGATGCACGTTCCTCGCGGCATTGATGCCCGGCCCGACAAGTGGGCCGATGTCAACGCCAAGATGTACCCAAACTTCCCGCGCCGCTGCAAGTTCTTCGCCACGCGATTGAGAAAGGCGCTGGCTGCCGGTCCTCCTGCGGAACTGTCGCTCCTGGCTCTCCGCTCTAGCCGCGAAACCAACCTGCTGTGGAACATAGTGTGCGCACATGGGGACGGGCCGCGTCTCTCCGTCTGCACGCCTCCCACCGCCACGCAGGATGGCAGGCGGCTGCTCGTCAAAGTTCTCCTGCACGACAAGGAATCCCGCCAGCACCATCACATTGATGGCGACTACGGGATCAAGCACAACCAGTTCATTGCTCTGGAGGACGGCACGGCACAGTTGCGAGGCAACTGCCTGCGTTGGAAGTGCAGCAAAGACGCCATCGCAGGTATCGCCGAGTGGATCATGGGCGACATCTACATTCCCGGCCCAGACTCATTCTGAAAGGAAAAGTGACATGAGTTTCTTCGACTACAAGTACGGCCACAGCACTGTCCGCGAACGCTTTCGCGAGATGCTCGGGCTCAACTCCGGGCCTATCGAGTGGGTCTTCCGGCTTGCGATCCTGGCACTGATGGTCCGCACCAGCCTCGATCCGACCGAGCCCATCTACATGGGTCCGTTCGGCTGGCTCTGCGTCGTGGTCTTCGTCTTCTTCTACTTGCTCTAGGAGTCACGCACATGCCCATCGTCTATGCGTATGGCCGGGCATCCACCGGCCGACAGACCATCACGGAGGACGCCCAGCGCTCCGTGTGCGAGGAGTACATCAAGCGGGCGCTCGTCCCGGAGGGCTACACCTACGGCGGCTGGCTCTACGACTCCGCCACCAGCGGCACTAAGCCGATGTTTGAGCGGGACGAGGGCCGCAAGGTGTGGGCTCTCGTCCAGCCGGGCGACAAGATCGTGTGGGCCAAACTCGACCGGGCTTTCCGCTCCGTCATCGACGCCGCCCAGACGATGCAGTTGCTCAACCGGAAGGAGGTGTCGTTCAACTCCCTTGATCTCGGGCTGGACACCGGCAGTCCCATCGGCCGCTGCGTGTTCACGATCCTCACGGCGTTCGCGGAACTGGAGGTGGAGTTCATCCGACAGCGAACCCGAGACAGCCTGCGTGCGAAGCGCCGGGCCGGCAAGCCGCACGGTCGCCATGCCCCCATCGGCTGGAAGAAGTGCGGCAAAGGGAAGGACTCTTACTACCTGCCCGACCCGGAGGAGCGTGCGATGGTCGAGGAGATGGCCCAGAGGCGAGCGGCCGGCTGGTCGCTGGAGCGGCTGACCATGGCGTACTACAGAGTCAGCAGGCCGAATGGCTACAAGTGGAACATCAACTCCATCAGCCGGGCGCTCAAGGCACAAGCGGTTCGCTTTGCAAAAGCGTTTCCAGACAGCCCAAAGCGACGGCGAGTCGGCGCTGGATAGTGCGAGGGTCGCAACCCACCTGCTCGCCAATCTCCCGCAGGCTGAGTCCGCGAAAGAAACGCAAGTGGATCAGCCTGCGGGACTTGGCGGGGAGCCGGGCAATCGCCGCCTGGATTTTCGTGGACAGGACGCGCTGCTTGCCTGCGGCCACAGCCTCCGCAACCTCCATCGAGACTCGATCCGGCGAGTCATACCGCAGTCGCCGGTTGCGGTCGATCTCCTTGAGCAAGGCGTTGCGGATTGCCATCGAGAAGTAGGTCGTCACCTTTGACTTGGCTGGGTCGTACGTAACGGCCGCCTTGCAGATAGCCAGATACGCCACGCTCGTCGCGTCTATTGCGTTCGCCTGCCTGCGCAGGGATGGATACCTGCGACGGAAGGCTGCAATCGCCTTCGGCACAATCTCCATCGCTTGCTCGGCAAGCCGCTGCTGCTCTGCTGTCAGGTGCATACCTGCACTCTGACGCATGCGGCCCAAGTGGATAGGCCGCTACTCCCCCTCCGCCGGCAGCATCGCGACGGCGTCGGCCCATGGAATCACTGCGACGCTCGCCAGGAGCGTGGCCTTGTCTGCCGCTTCCCACATCTCATGCAGCCATCCACCCGGCTGGATCGCATAGAGAAGCGTGGCCGGGAGCATGAGCCGGCCGTCTGTCATCTGTCGCGGCATGGCGATGCAGTCCGGTCTGCCGTACGTGGCGTGCAGTTCCGCGAGCCGCTGGGCCAGTTGCGGCGAGAACACCAGTGCATGGTTCTGGCAGAACTCTACGGACGGCGGGATGTCAATTTCGGAGAGGGTCATGCGTCGCGTCCCATGGCGGCCTGGAACGCTTGTATGGCCGCGTTGTAGTCAGAGACTTGCTGCGCGGTCATACCTGCGCCGATGCTGTACGAAAGGATCCTGTGGTTAGCAAAAGATGCCGCCGTTCCCGCTGAATTGGTGGCATAGACAAACCAGCCATTTGCGTGTGTTGCCGGCGTTGTGCTGGTTGTTCCTGTCACCTTGCTGGTGGCATTGTTGTACGTCGTAATCGCAATGCTGCTCGTCCGAGTGCTCGTCCACAGTCCGCCTGGGAGGGTCGTTACACCGGCCCCGAACGTGTCGTCGCTGCTTACAGTTCCGCCCCACATGGCGCGGAACTGCACTAAGTTGCCGCCGGTCAATCGCTGAAAAATCTCAAACCGTTGCGACCCGCTCGCTGCACCCAGCAACGAGCGGCTACTGCCAGGAGTAAGCGACGGGATGTATGCCGACAGGTGACCTGTTGCAATCTCAGGGATCGCGGCTGGCGTCAGTCCAGTAGACAGGTACTTACTGGTGCCGTCGCCCAAGAGTCCGCCGCTCGCGCCCGTCTCCGCGTAGTCAGTGATGGCGAAGTTGACGTTGGTATCCAGCGTGTTGCCAAACTGCGTGCCGCCCAGCGACTGCCCGCGATAGAGAGGCGTTCGGACGGCAATCAGTGAGGCGTCAGCAGTGCCGCAGAACAGGTTGAGCCGGTAGAAGCGGTCCCTCAACCCCGCCGCGTCGATGGCGTTGCAGAACGTATTCACCGCCGTCGCCGTAGTGGACGAGACGGTGCCGCCGTTGGCGTAGACGCGGTTCACCCAGTCTTGGGCATCGGTGTTGCTGACCTGCGGGGCAACGGTGATGCCCCACTTGCGCCCAAGGTAACGCTCAACCTGCAACCGCTGGGCGTCGGTGAGCACGCGGGGCCACACCAGCACCTCGCCGATCCAGCCGTCCAGCAGGTTCGCGCCGTTGCCGCCGCCGACAGAGACGGCCAGGCTATCGGTGTCGGAGGTGTTACCGGTGGTCTGGAACGACGTGTTGCTGCCAGCGAGAGAACTTTCGGCGTAGATGAATGCGTCCGAGTTGGCGTAGTCGAACACGGCAGACGCGATCCTTGGATTGGTCGTGCCTGTGCCGTTGACGCGGTTGAATGAATCGGCGTCCACTCGGCGGCCACCACCGGACAGGCTGCTTACGACCGGAGCAACAGAACCGAGAGCCGCGCGGGCCTGCGTGGAATTGGCTCCAGACGAAAAGATTACGGCCGTATAGCCCAGTGAAATCGTTGACAGCGCGTCCCATTTGACGGCCGCGATGATCGTCGCCCCGCTCACGTTTCGCAGAAACCCCAGCGTCGCGGCGTTGCCGAGCATCTCTTGGCCGCCCGTGTAGTCCAAGACGCGCCGGCCGTTCTGCGTGCGGTTCACCGCATTCGGCTGCGACGCTGGGGTCGCCTGCGCGACGTGCCGCCCGTTGCCCGACAGGTCGCGCCACTCGCTGACGGTGTTCCCGTTGAGCGTCAGGCTGCCGTCGTTGCTCGCGTCCAGCCACATGCCCAGATTCGGGATTGATCGCGGGTCAAATCCGCTGGCTCTGGGCCGCAGTAGCCGATTGTTCATTGACATTTCATCTGGCCCGGAGTGCGAGGACGAACACTGCGATCATCAGCAGCGTGAGGAGGATGTGCTCGATCATGTCAGTTCCTTCCCTCGTCCACTCCATTCGCTGCGGCCACCTTCGGCTGCAAGGCGTAGAGCAGCCGCGTCTGTTCGTGAACGGCTTCGGCTATGTCCCGCTGGGTCAGGGACATCTCCCGGAGAAACGCTTGGTGCGCCTCTACCATCGGCAGCACGATGTCCACTCGCACAAACCACAGCACGCAGGTCGCCAGCATGAGCCCAAACCCATACCGCTCCCACATCCGCAACGCTGTCTCGTACATGTCCGCACTACTCACGGCTCACCTCTTGCTGCCCACTGCCACCCCGCCAGTTTCACGCGGTTCGCCGCTCTGGATAGCCACCACTCCAGGATGTGCTGCACGATGGCCGAGATGGCGGCCGACAGGATCAGCGTCCAGAAGAAGCCGTAGGTCTGCTCGCCGCCACGCAGCGCCTCGTAGGTGGCTGTCACTCTCTTGGTGGTTGCGTCCAGGATCTTCTCCTCCTCGACCGATCCCCTGCCGGCAGCGAGAAGCGGCTCAATGGGCCACTCCGTGACGGCGATCAGCACGAGGTCGTTCAGCCGCTCCTTGCCGACGAGGCGGGCGCGAACCGGAAGGCGGCGGCGGACGTGGTCGCACAGTTCGTCGGCCCTCATGGCTGCCTCTCGCACGAGCCATTGACGCATCGCTGCGGCTTCGGCCGGTTCTTCGCACACGGACACGTCGCCGGGCATTCGCACCACACCCGCGTGATCCCGTCTCCCGTCGGCACCATGCCGGTGCCGTTGCACTTACCACAGCATTTCACTGCCGGCGGCGCGGGAGGAACAGGCGCGGAGGCTGGGGCGAACGCCAGCCACACCGCAACGGTGGCGGCCGTAATCTTCACCCCAGAATCTCCTTTGCGCCCCAGTCCTTGAGCATCCGCTTGGGGAACCCCAGCACGTTGGACACGGCATACGTCCCGCCCTGCGAGATCATTCGCTGGGCCGTCTGCTGGTCAATCCAGAAAGACCCCTCCGGCTGGTCGTGAACCTTCGGGCCGGTGTGAGCGTTCCAGCCCCACGAGTTCTGCACGCAGAAGCGGCAGTCATTGGGGCGGGTGTCGTCGGCTGCGTGCCACTGCATCGCGTGGTGCCATGTTCCGGACGGGCGGATCATGCCCTCCGAGTTCCGCCTCATCCCGGCGAACCCCACGTCTGAGCAGCACACCAGCCCGTACCCATTGGCGATTGCGTCCCGCGCCTGCTGCCACGTCGTCACCAGACTGATCGTCCCGATGTGGTGCTTCTTTGCCTCACTGGTCACCTCTGAGGGGACGCCCCGCGAACCCCACCGCATCCCCACCGCTGCGTTGTATTCCGTGAGGTCGAGCCCGAGCGCGTCATACTTCTTGCGGAGCATCAGCCCGCCAGTCTTGTGCGCCCACTCCACGATGCGGGAGCAGGTGGCACCCTGACCGCCGTGACCACGAGCGCCGTACAGCGGCTCCGTCGCCGTCCGGTCCACCCAGTCCTCTGTCGAGTGCAGGTCAGGGTCGTTGCCCCGAGCAACATCTGCCCCGCCACGCACGGCATGGCTCACGCAATCGCCCGTCGTTTGCGTCTCGTCGTATGGCTTGCGGCCGGTCGCCGTCTCCCAGTGAACGACCGACTTGAAGGCAAGCGACAGTTTGCCAGCCCCGCTTTCGGCCAGCGTGCTGCCAAACAGCGGCATGGGCAGCGACCGCAGCAGCCGGGCGGTGGCGTCGGGGTCGCAGTACGAACCCACGAGCCCTTCGTTGTACGCCCGAGCGATGTCCTCTGGCGAGGCGAAGAAGTCTTCCATGCCTCACCTATTTGATCGCTGCAAAAGCCCGAGCCGCTGACTGCCTGAGTTCCGGCGTGAGCGGCAAGTCCTTGTCGCCCACAGCCAGGAGCAGGTACTCGTCGAGCCGCTGGCCTAGCCCGGCATACCGGCCCACCATCCCCGTGTTCTCAAAAGCCATCGACAGGGCGTGCTTGTACCGTGCCCGCAGGTCGAACAGCGTCTTGCAGACCGGCTGCTTGGCCGACCCGTCCCGCACCACGATGTCCGCCACTGCCGCATGAAAGTCACGCAGGATCGCGGCATCGGCGGCACTGACGCCAGCCAGGACGCCAGCAGGCTGCGGCACAACCGGAGCCACGACTGGCCTGCGGGGCAGGACGGTAACCGTCATGGCCCCAATGCCAATCAGCAGGCCCGCCCAGATTGCGACCGTCCGTGCCATGAACTACCGCGCTTTCTTCGGGAGTTCCTTCTCTGCGACCAGGGCGGCGATCAGCGCTCGGGCCGCAGTCGCCACCGGAGTCTCGCCGGCCTCTTCCGCCTGGACGGCCAGAACGAAGAGGCGATTCACCCAGCCGGCCCGGTCTGACGGCGAGACTCCGGGCGACCGGGCGGCCGTCAGGTGCGGGAATGCCGCCGCGCCAGCGGCGACGGCAAATGCGACGGCGGCCACCAAGTACAGCGTCATCCGTCGATCTCCGCCTGCGACACCGCCGTCACGACAGCCACGATGTACCGGAACAACTCCTCGCCCTGCGGGCTCAACAGGCACGCCTCTACCCGCTCGCAGAGGTCATCGTCGATGGGAGTCGCCGTCTTGGTAGCGACAAACCGCATGAGTTTGAGCGCCCCTGCGGCCCGCTCTTTCGCCGTGTCGGCTGCGGAAATCTCGGACAGCATCGACAAGGCCGGAGCCCACTCGACGATCATCCTCACCTTGTCCGCGACAGTTGCCATTTGCCTTCTCCTTCTGGCGGGCCGCCCATGCCACCAGAAGATTTATGTCCCGCTCGGGACGGCACAGGGACAACAGTTTTCGCCTGACTAAAGCGGGGTCCAGCCGCAAATCCAGGCACGTCTGGTCGAACGTGAACAGGCCGCCCGTGCCCTCAAACGCCCAACGATAGGCCGCCACCTGCCGGCGGAGCGTCTCCCACTCCTTCCGGCTTGACGGCAGCATCTGGGCGTACCCCAGCCGGCGGTGCCGGCGACACAACTCCCGAACGTGATAATGCGTGCGAACGAGAACCTCTGCGCAGAACCTACCCCAACCGGCCTCGCAATCCTCAACGATGTTCTCGTCGTCGTAGTCCTTTACGGCGACGGCGATCATTAGTTTGTCGGTGCCTCACAATAGCCGGTACGAAATGAACCTTCGTTGAGTTCCGGCCACAACTCCAACGAATGAATCGCTGCCATGAAGTTCCACGCCGCATGGCCCAGATGGTCTTCGCTCCTGTCGCCGTCCAGGAACTTGAATACGTGGCGAATGGCATGATTCAGTATGTCGGCTGCACCCATCCCGGCTTCCCAGTTATAGGGACTGTACTTGGCGGCACCTTCTGCACAGGCGATTGCCACTGCCTCAATGCCCTTCGGTGGAATCAGGTCATAACGAAACAACCGCACTTCGTGCATTTCTTTCTCGACACGGCTGTTCTCCTGAATGGCGTGCAGGACTGCAACCGCAGCGTTTGCCAGATGGTCGGCATTCCTATCTCCCGCCAGAAAGAGGTATGTATCTCGGAGGCACTCGTTGAGACATTCCGGCACGCTCAGTCGCCCCCCATACTTCGCGGCTCCTTCCGCACACGCTGCCGCCACCGCCGCCAGACCGATGGGCGTGATGAGGTCGTACCTCGTCGCCTCCGCATCGCTCGACCGAACGGCACCGCTGGCGTACCTGACTGACCTGTCCTCAGTTACTTTTGTCACTGGATTTATCACTTGACTAACTCCTTGAATCGGGCCTCAAACAACTCCTTTGCTTGCGTCCAGGAATACGGATTCACTGGCCCGCACGCAGGCTCTACGTCGATCCCCCAGTCGTGCGAGCAGGAGATCAAATCGCGCTTCTCCGCCATCAACGCCCGCAGGTCTGCCTGCTTTACGTCGGGCGGCATCGGCCACGACAGCCGAAACACGCGGGCTATCGTCTGCTGCACCCGCTCCTCCAGTTCCCGGTAGCCGGGCAGTAGGTTCTTCAGCGGCGTGGCTACGTCTCCCAAGTACGCCTCGCTGGCATCATGCAGAAGCCCCCACAGCGCGTTCTCTGGCAGCGTCAAGCGGCTCACCATGACGCTGTGCTGGGCCACGCTGTACGGGCACTTGCTGTGGCCCGTGAATCGGCTGATGAGAGACAGGGCGTGGGAGATGTCGGGCAGGCGGACGTCCTCCTCGCTGAAGTTCGCGAGGTCGATCAGTTTCCCGGTATACGTCTGCATGGTCGTGGCGTTCATGGTCAGCACTCCTTGCACACAAATGGGTCTATCGGACGCAACGCCGACTGCGGGACGAAATACGCTTCCCCGTAGCCACCGTAGTTGGCCTTGAACTTTGGCTGCTTCGCCTCCGCCGCAGGCATCCAGCCGTGAATGGTGAACTCGTGCGGGCCTCCCGTGACCAGTACGAACACGTCACTGTCCCTGTCTCCGGATCGGACGATAAGGTCATAGGAATGCTTGGATCGCGTGCGGACCTGGATGCGTTCACCGACATCACCACCAGACTTGAAGGTGTTGACACTGCCGTTCCAGTAGCGATTGGTCGCCTTCGCGAACGCACACTCACCGAGCGCGCCGAGAATGTGAACGTGCCACTCGTTTTCGTTTGTGGGACGGGCGTTTTGCAGACCCTTTCGCAGAGCCTCCACGTTTCGGCTTACTCCCACGAGTGCTGCCCGGCTCACCTCGAACCACTCCAGCGTTACCCGCATCGTTCTTTCCTTCCCTGAGAGCGACCCAGCCGTCCTTGTCCGGGATCGGGCTGTGGATTTCCTCCTCCTCGCCGTCGTCTCCATCCCAGTCGATCACTCTGGCGTTCATCACATGGCCCCCTGCACCTGCTGCACGAATCGCTTGATCTGCTCCAGCGGGAACGTCACAAGCCACTCCTTATCGTTCTGCCGGTGCAGCACCACCGGGCAGAGTTCGCCGCACTGCTCACGGGACTTCTCCATGACGGCGTGGAGGTTCAGCCCGCGCTCCACCCGCTTTACCTCCAGCCACAGGTGCGGAGTGCCAGGAGACAGGAGATCGCTGGCCGACTCCGTGCCGCTGTGCTGCTGCGAGCGGCGGGCTCCGGCCCATGGAACCAGCCGGTTCCATTCGGACGCCGCCTCCAACTCGCCACGCTTTCCCTTCTGCCTGCTGTTGATTGCCATATCCTTCAACTCCTTTGGGATCCCGTTCCGCCGACGAAATACGAACACACGCACCGGATACCGCTCCGGGCCGTAGCCCAGATGTTTCTTGAGGCGGAGCGAAGCCAGGAACGCCGGGTCGTAGTGGGCGTCGTCAACTTCTCTCTTTGCGGTGAGCAGCATCCCTTTGGTGAGGTTGTTCTTGCCCCCGAAGTGCAACCCCTCGTGGCACCACATGCAGAGACGCAGGAGGTTGCGTCGGTCGTGGGAGCGGCCCGCCCCTTGTTGCAGGTGGTGGATGTGCAGCGACTCCCGCCCCCAGCACACAGCGCAGAAGCCGTACTCCGCCGCAAAGGCCGCCAGTTCTTTACGGGCATCACTCATCCCCCCTCTCCGTCGTCAGGCTCACGATGTCCCGCACGGCATGGGTAAAAGCCTCTGCGTCCTCCTCTGTGGCAAACGCGATGACGTACCGATACGACTCCTCTGTCGTGTTCAAGTCCACGCTGTGCTCGTGCGTCTCCTTTCGGCAGGCTGCCAGACCGCCCAGCCTCTTGGCGGCTTCCACCAACTCCCGGTTCTCCTGCAAGAACCCCGCCAATGCTTGGCCGATGAATCCCACGACGATGACTCCCTTGTGAATGTTGGACACACAACTCTCCAATCAAAGCGCCTCTTCAAGCGCTGAAACAAATCAATCTGCTCACTGTTTGAAGGCTCGCTGCGGGTGGACGGCGACTATCCCCAGCCCGAAGGCTAGGGTTAGCCGCCACCTGCCCACTGTCAGTTAGGACGTAGGGGTGTCCTCCTTGCCGCAGGGGCGGAGGCATGCGACCTGCTTATCGGACATCCTGCTGTCCGCGTGACTTGGCCCTGTCGCTTGCGGCTGGCCTACCCACTTTCGTCACGATCCCTTCTGGTCGTGGGTCATGCGTCTGCGTGCCATAGGTTCACCCAACCCACGCAGCCGTTCGGATTGTCGAATCGCTCTACTTCATTCGCGGGATGCTCCGCAGGACTGCCATGTCCGACCACTTGTCCGCAGCGTGCCAGGACATCCAGCGGCCGCCATTGGTTGCGGCCACAGGAACGCAAAGGACGACGCCCGTGCGGATGTTGCAGAGCACAAAAGCATCGACGTGTCGCGGATCGTATCGCTGCGACTTGGCCGACCCTCTGCCAATGCGAATGCGGGACTTGTTGCGGCCGCGAGACGACGATGCCTTGACCTGGATCCGCCAGCAGCGGCGTGCATCAAAGGCGAGCAGGTCATACCCGTCGTCCACAATCGGGACGGCGACGTAGAAGCCCGCCCGGAGCAGCCGCTCCACAGCCATAGCCACGCCGATTTGTGATATGAAACGCTCATCTGGCGATCCTTCGCTCATGCGCACTCCTACCGGGCCGCAGTGGTTTCCTTTCGCCGCCCCAGTTCCCTCCGCACGGCCGACGTGAATGGCGTCTCCTTCTTCTGGGAGCCAAGCACCCACGAGAGGTATCCCTCCGGGATCGAGTCCAGAGGAATGCCCTTGTATTTGCCGTACATCATCCGCCAGCCACGCTTCTTCTTGGCCTCCGGCTCGGAGAAGAGGTCGCGGGTGGTGTGATCGAAGTTGACGCCTATCAGAAGGCTCTTGCGGCGCTCCCGGCTTTCCAGTGACCGGGCCTCCAGTTCTGCCAACTCAATGGCATCCGCCTCACGAATGGCACTGACGGCATCCGTGCCCTCCATCGACAGAGAGGCAGACAGTCGGCTGCGGCGGGCGGGCCGCTTCCTGCTCTTTGCGTCCAGGACTTGCATCGCATTGAGCAGTTGATGGTTGCGACTGCTGTCGGTGATGTCGTAGATGTTGAAATGAGGCTTGTCGCTCGCCGCGATTGCCGCCAGCCGCTCGTCCCGGCTCATCTCCGAGTGGATCGTGCCGGGCAGCGGCCGGGTGCCGCGACCCAGACGCTGCTCGTATCGCGACAGGCTGCGAGTCGGCGCTGCCATGTAGATGTTTCGCAGCGCCGGGAAGTCCCAGCCGTACCCCAAGATGCCGACGTTCACGATGATCTTGGTTTCACCAGACAGGAAGGCGTCCATGTTCGCCTGCCGCTCGACAATGTTCTGGCTGCTGTGAACCAGACTGACAGTGTGCTGGTAGCGCTCAAACATGTCGCGCAACTGCACGGCCTGCCGCTTGTTGCATGCGTAGACCACCGACGGCTGCTGCTTGAAGGTTGACAGGACAAGGCCCGTCACCTCCTGCGCGAAATGCTCTGCCGTCATCACGGCTGCCAACTGGGACGTGTTCCACTCGCCGGCCTCGTCTTCCACGAGGGACAGGTCGAAACTCTTGGCCTCGCTGAGAAAACACTTGGGGCCGACCAGATACCCGTCGCTGATGCCATCCAGCAGCGAATACACCACCTGCGGGCGAGGCCAGTATCGCAATGCCTTGCCCTTGCCCTTGTAGGGAGTGGCCGAGAATCCGACGATGGTCGCCCCTCGATTTTCAAACCACTGGAGCATCTCCTCCATGCGTGGCGTCATGCCGACGTGGCACTCGTCCACCAGCACCAAAGACACACGCTCGTACGCCTTCGCCTTGAACCGGCTGCTGGAGAGCAGGCTGTCCCGAGAGCCGACAATCACTCTGCGGCGCAGCCCCTCGATGCTCTCCGCAAAGTTCCCGCCCTGCTCGATGTCGCACCGTTCTCCCAGACGCAATTCCAAGCGGTCCCGGCCCTGACGCATGAGGTCAAGAAGCGGCACCACCTTCAGCGGGTATCGTGCGATGCGGCACAACTCGGCCATCACCTCTGTCTTGCCGGAGCCGACCGGCTGGCAGACGACGATCCGCTTTTGGCCTCGCTTTGCGGCCCGGCACACAGCCTCGACGGCGGATCGCTGATAGTCACGAAGGGAGATCGTCATGCTTCCCTCCTCGCTTCTTGGCCTTCTTGGCACGCTTGGCTGCCCGTTTCCTCTTGCCCGACTGAGGCTCGGCGGCCGGAGCCGACCAGCGGTTGCTGCAAATGGTCGCACTGCACTCCGGCTGCGGGTCTGCGGCAGGAGCCGGAAACATCTGCGACAGGCGTGCGTCCAGCCGCTGCGCCAGTTCGATCTCCACCAGCAGGGCCGGCAGGATCGCCTTGCAAAACCGCACGGCCGTATCGGCGTCCAGCGTCCCCGCCTGTGCGTGAGCCGAGACGCCTTGAGCCAGCGAGATGTAGCGTTCAGTGTCGGGTGTCATGAGTGAAATGCCGGATGAGAGGACGGCATCCGGCGTGCCGTTGGGATGTGGCCCTGCCCTGCCAAGTTGATTACGACGCCGCCACCGCTGCCCGCTGCTCCTTCTTGGCCGCAGGTGCGGGCAACTTGGACACGCAGTCCGCAGCCACCAGACGCACGCGAGCGGCCGCTGCGGCAGACAGTTGCCCGCCCTCGACCCCTCGCTCGACGCGACTCAAAACGGAGTTCACCGACACTTCGTCCTTCGCCGCCCGCAGGTTCGCTACAAGCGCCTTCTCGATTCGCGGCTCATCGTTGATCGACGCGGCCGCATGCGTGGCGTCGGCCTGCTGCCCGTCGTCGTCGCTGTCCGCAGCAATCCCGGCGATGGCGCACAACGCCGCACGCTTGAGGTACGTCGCCGTCGAGGCCAGCGACTGCGGTGGCACGTTGCCCTTGAGCGGCAAGTACGACCGCTGGAACTGCCCAGACTTGTGGCCGAGCGTGGTCACCAGGATGAGCCCACCGTCCTCGCCGTGAGGCATGAACGTCTGGCTCACCGACAGGCCATTCGCTGCAAACGGCGCCCGCAGCGTGTCCAGAATCGTCGCCAAATCGGCGTAGTCCGGGATCGGCTCGCCGGTCCGCTTGTCCTTCTTGGCGAAATGAGACACGCAGGTGCGTGGTGCGTTTCGCAACTGACCTAGCGCCGTCGCATGAGCGGCAAACAGTTGATCGAGATGCTCGGACGCCTCCTGCCACACAGATTGAAACTTCATCACAGTCTCCCAAGAACGTGAGCCGGAAATGGAAGTTCAACAACCTCGCCGTGCGATTCCGGCAGCCACCAGTCGAGGTCTTCGCGCAATCGAAGTTCAGCAAGGGCGGCATCCATGAGCCGCCGGCCCTCTGCGACCACAGCAGAAGGGAGAGTCACGACCTGACAGTCGTGAGGCAGAGACGTTGAGACGACAATGAATCGCAGCGGCTGCGGGTCCAGCCCCATCGCTTCCATGCCGCACTGATACCACGCATCCTGGAGGTGGTAGCGGAAGTCCATGACTGACCGCCAGAAGTTCGCCAGGATGTCCGCCTCGCGGGTGGTCTTGAGGTCAATTGCCAGACCGTCGCGGGTGATCGCGTCGAACCTGCACTTGAGTTGGTGGCCTTCTGGCGAGCGCCAATACGCGCCCACTTCATGCTCGGAGATTGTGGACAGGAGTTCACGGGATGCTGGGTTGTTCTTGATCGCCGACACTTCCGCGACGATCTGGGCTCGCTCCTTCGGGGATACGACTGTTGCCCCCTCTGGGGCCTCGTTTTTGGCCCATTTCTCCGCTTCTTTGCCAACCAGCCCGGTGGCTGTTAGGGTTGCTGGCGGAGGGACGACCAGCGACTCAAGGAAGTCATCGCCCAGTTCCAGCCACGAATGCAGCAGCGTGCCATGATCGGTGGCGCTGCTGGAGAACGGCGGCAGGGTCTTGGCGATGTACCGCTGGTGGTACAGGACAGGCGAGTCAAGGAGCGTTTTGATTCGGCTGCACGACCTGTGCGTTTCATTGGCGTGATACTCGGCGTTTGCCTCTCCTCGCCGAATCACGGCCTCTACATGTGGCGAGTACGCTTCCGATTCTGTGGGCGTACATGCTGCTTGTAGGTGCTCCGTTTGAGGGGTTCGTACTTTGCCGGATGCGCAGCCGAGTTGAAAGTCGGCCGGGCTGTCCGATAAATCACCCCTCACATCAAGTGAGGCAACCATGTCCAATAACCTCCCTGTCCTGGTGGAGCGATACCTCCGCTCCCGATCCGTCAGTCCTGGCTACGCCCGAAATGTCCGTGCCGTCTGCTTGGCCTGTCGCACCATGTCCGTCGATGCAATCAACACGTATCTGCAAAAACGAATCGTCGAGGTGGCTTCGATTACCGCAGCGACCGAGCGAGCGATTCTCGTTGGCATCTGGAAGTGGGCCTACGAAACCGAAGTAGTGGATCGACTGCCACGCGGAATAGTCAAGATCAAAATCGCCCGGCGTCCGACTCGGGCGTGGACTATAGAACAGTGCTGTACGGCCGTCAAGGGGACTTTCGCCCTCGCCGAAGAAGTGCGTCGGAAGCGGGTGACAGTCGGCCTTTTTCTGCGGTGCTGGATGCTGCTGGGGTACGAAACGGGCGCGAGGCACGGGGACTTGTGGGAGATGAGGCAAGAAGACTTCGACCTGGATGCCGGCACCGTCCGCTGGTCGCAGCACAAGACCGGCGAGCCGCACGTCAAGATCATGAGCCGGCCCTGCCTGCTGGCCGTCCAGGAGATGCTGGAGCGGTCGCCAGACGGTCGCGTGCTGGGTTGGGTGATGTCAAAGAAATCGGGTCATCGGCGGATGCGGAAGTACCTGCGTGACATGAAGTACGCGGGATCCTCCAAGTGGCTACGCCGCAGCGGGGCCACCCACATTGAGATGGAGCATCCTGGCAAGGGGCGGCTGCATCTTGGTCACAAGACGCCTGGACTGGCCGAGCGGTGCTATATCGACTGGTCGCAGGTGCGCAGGGACATCCCGTGCGTGCCGTCGCTACTCAAATAGGGAGATGGCGCTGGTGTCCGACTTCCGCTTCTTGGGCTTCTTCTTCTCACCGACCTTTTTCCGAGCCTCGCGACGTTCTCGTCCAAGCGCTCGGGAGACGGCCATCCGCTGCAACGCCCACTGCGGCACTCCCGGCTGGAGGTGCTCGGGGATGTATGTCTGCTGGAACTCGCGGGTATACGGGTCAATGGACTCCTCGATCTGCCGCACGGCGTCGGCAAGGGCGTCCTGCTGGGCCACGTCCCGAATCTTGATCCCGGAAAGGGCATTCAATCCGGTCTTGCCGATGCGATGCGAGAGAGGCTGGCCGCCGCGATCATCGAGCAGCGAGCGGGCGACGTACAGCGGACGGCCAACGAACGGGGCGGCCTCGATCAACTTCTCTGGGAGAGTCGGCACATCGGCGTACGGGTTGCCGCTCACCGCACGAGCAATAGCGTCGAGCGAGGATGTCGCTTCGGAGAGCGGGCGGTTGGTGAACAGGTCTTTGCCGAATGCAAACTCAGCCCCCATCCGGAGGAGCGGGTGCGTCTGCATGGCGATCTGCCGTGCCGTGCCAGACGCCATGCCGCCAATCGTTCCCGGAGTCTCGATCATGTTGATCTGGTCGAAGCCCGGTGCGTCGATGTCGGTCAAGTAGGTCTGCGTGCCCGGCGCAGGAACGCCGCCGAACACCTCCGGGATCGGGAAGGCAAACTGCGACCGCAGGCCAGACGGGATGTAGGTGTCCTCGCCCTCGTCCTGCACTGCTTCGGTGGCGCGGATCATTTGCCCGTACCGCCCGCCCGGTCGCTCCGCGAGTTGCCGCAGCACTTCGCGGAAAATCCTGCTCTGGTACGAGTACCAAGGAAAAACCGCCTTCAGCAGCGATTTCTCCATACCGGATAGGGATGAGTAATCGACGTGGGCGCGTTTCATTGCCGCCGCCGCCGCCATCGGATCGTAGCCCTGCTTGAGCAGAGCGATGTACCCAGTGAGCCTGTTCACGCCATCGGTCAGCGAGTTCATCCGCTCGCCAGCCCGGAGCAGCGGATTGGTCTGCTCGGCCAGCGGATTGCGTTTGGATCGCCAATTGAGGAAGTCCTGCGTGTTCCACCCCTTGCCCAGTTCTCGTCCGATGGACGCCATGCTGATCGGGTCGGATCCGATGATGTTGTCCAGCGCCCGCTGGCCTGTGACGCTGGCACTCAAGTCGCTGACCGAGCCGCTGCTGACAAGGCCGGTGCTGGACAGGTCGGCGTAGAACTGGGCCAGCCCGTCGTCGTTGGCGTAGCGTGGGATGGATGCCAGCGTGCTGCGGAACTTGTCGCTGTCTGGCCCTTCCATGACCAACGCCTTTGCGGCACGGACGGAATCCAGGTCGAGCGCTCCCTCCAGCCAGTTGCTGATTGCCCCAGAATACAGGTCACGCACTGCCCGTGAGGGCCATGCCAAGATCGAGCCACGCCACGCCTGCGTGTAGTGGTCCAGCCCCCGCATGAACGCACCGGCCGCCTCGCCCGTGCTGTACAGGTCTTTGGCACGAGTCAGCCGGTTGATGTGTTCTTCCGGGATGGAGAACTGATTGAGGTTGATTTCGTCGGCGTCCTTGCCAAGCAACTTCGCGAGACGCTCACGCATCTGCTGTGCGGCACCGACCTGCGGCGTGATGTTGGACAGTGTGCCTTTGGATGGCACGGCGAACACCTGACTGCTTGCGTCGTCGTACGTCTTCAGTCCAAGACGCTGGATCGCTGTGGGCAGAGAGATGTGCCGACCGCGACCTGTGGTGTCCACCAAGTTGTAGGGCTTGTCTACGGCAAACGTCGCTACGGAGTCGAGCAGCGTTGTGCCCGTGCCCAACGCCTCGCCTGTGTTGCGAACGTAGGAACCAATCATGTCCGTTGGGTGCTGGCCGAACAGGGGCATCTTCTGCACCACCTCGTCAGGCAGTGCATTGAGGACGCGGGCAATCCTGCGGGCCTTCTTCATCGTGACTTTTGGCTGTCCGGAAGCCACGAGCGCGTTCAGTTTATTGCGGATGTAGTTGGCCGCTGCCTCGTCTGTCTTCAGCGTCCGCTTGGGGCCAGAGACGTTGGTGTCTTTTGACAGGTCGATGATGGTCTGCCGCCCGCCTGGAACCGACATGGCGTCGGTGCGGCGAAGGGCGTCGGTCGTCATGAACGACAACTCGCTGCCCAGTTTGCGGTTGACTCGGGCCTCCATCTCAAGGGCGGGATCGGCCCGGCGAGGCAGGTAGTCGATGCCGTATTTGTCGGTTAGCGGCTCGCCGTTGAGTCCGAGTTCCCGTCGCTCGCCCAGCGATGTGTCCCGCTTGGAGGCCCACCAGTCGGCGTACTCCTTCAAAGCCGGGCGGCTGGTGACGTACTGCACGTCCTCTGGCTTTCGGGCAGCCGCGCCCTCAAGGTATCGGCCGAGCCGTTCGTTGCCCTCTGGCGAGAACACCTCCGGGTGCGCTTGCCGGAGGCGAGACAGTTGAGCGGTGTGTTCGGCCGTCGCCGCCCCGCCACCAACCTTGCGGGCCTGGAAGTTGGCGATGTTGGTGATCTGCTCCTCCGCGTCGATCTTGCCTCCAACGCGGGCGTCGAAGCCAGCAGCCAGACTGCGGCCCGGCAGGCTCCATCGGTATGCCTGACCGAAGGAATCCAGCGCATCGGCAAACGTGTCGCCGAACCCCTTGCCCAGCCAATCGCCCACGACGAGCGGATCGCCCATCGGCAGGCCCAAGCCAAAAGACTTGGCGAGCGGCTGGTTGCGAATCTGGGCAAGTTGCGCATCTCCGAGCAACTGGCGGGCAGACTCCTCCGCCGCCTTCGGGTCGTCGGCGTACTTGATGAGGTCGTCCAGCGTGCCCGCTCTGCGGGCCGTCCTGGTGCCGTATAGCGGCCGACCGACCGTCGCGGGATCAAAGGTACTGATCGTGCGTCCAGTGGCCTCTAACGCCTTCTTGGTGCGTCTGGCGACGGATGGCAGGAGGTCGTCTGCCATCCCGGTCGAGATGGCCTTCCTGGTAAGGGCGGTCGGAGCCGTGTCGAGCAGGCTCCCGGTGGTGCCGGCCAACTTGGCCGCCGCCTTGCCGCCGGGCGTGAGCGCCTTCGCCGGCCCGGAGAGCAGGGCCAACGGATCGGTAAAGACTTCGGTTGCCAGCCCGCCTGCGAAGTTGAGCCAGTTGTCCTCCGGCCCAGCCAGCCCGGCCATCCGGTTCAGTTCCCGGCCCGTGACCCGCTCGCCCGCCTTTCCAGCAAGGGCACCACGCAGGTAGTCGCCGGGAGCCGCGAGGGCATCGCCGACTCGCGACAGCGTGCCGCCGGTTACGGCACCAATCTCGGCCAGAACGGAGTCTCGCTCCTGTGGCGTGACGACATCCCTCTCGACCGGCTCGTCAGCCAGCAAGGCGTCATCGAAAAGCGGGATGTAGCCTGCGGGTCGCTTGCGTTTCCGCTCGTCCTCAAACAGCCCGCCTTCAAAGAGGTTCATTGTTGTGGTGCTGGGTAACCTGCCACGCCGCGAGCGAAGTTCGCAGGCCCGCCGATGACATAGTCCGGAGCGCCCCTGAGCGACTGACCGGCCGAGTACGCCCAACTGCCGCCTGCGGAGGCGTGCATCTTTTCCGCTTGGTCGGGGCTCAGTTTGAGCACGTCTCGCGCAAACGCCAAGAACGCCGGCTTGTCATTGACAAGCGCCCGCAAGTGCGCTTTGACTTCTCGGCTGTTTGGATTGATGCCTGCTTGATGCTCCAAGACGATAGCCTGCACCCGCGCAGGGATTTGCGCTGGGTCCATTCCGGACTTTTGCAACACCAGCGTCAGGGCTGCGTCCCTCTGCTCCGGAGGCATCCTCAAGGCGTCCATGAACTGCGGCATCAGTTGTGACGGGAGGGTGCTGTCTTGCTGCGGCTCTTCCTGGCCGGCTTGGGCTCTCGCCTGCGCGGCAGCCAGAGCGGCAGCGTTTGCACGCTCACCCATCGCCAAGTCCATCGCCCGCTGGGCGCCACGCGGATTCCCGGCGATGTCATTTGCCGTCGCCAGCATGACGGGATCGCCTTGACGCACAGCGTCGATCAGCGAGCGGACCGCCATGCCAGGAGCAAGGTTCGGGTTGCGAAGGTCGCGCGTCAGGCTGAAGTTGGCCTGCCGATCACGCCACGTCTGGTTTTGCAGGTCCGTCAACTGGAACCGCATCTGCTCGTTGATCTCACGCATCTTCGTGAAACCGTCTGGCGAATTGACAAGCCCAACCAGCGCCTGCTTCTGCTCGGGCGACATCATGCGACCGTAGCGGGCGACGATAGTCCGGGCGAACTCCATCTTTCGCTCGGGACTCATCTTCGCCTCATTGTCGAGGCGGGCCTGTGCCATCTTCTCGGGATTCGCGGCATACCGAGTGCCGCCCATGGGCGTCCGGACGGTGTCGTACTTGGTCCCCAGCCGGTCGTGTCGCTCTTTCTCGCGAGCCACGTCAGCGGCCAGCAGCGCACGGTCTTCCGGCTTGGTGCCGTCGTACTGCGACACGTCGATGCCGTACGCCTTGCCCATTTCGCGGTGCTGCTCAAAACTCCCCTCGCCGTAATACTCTGCCGCTCGCTTGGCATCTTCCAGGCGGTAGGCTTCTGGCGCCCGAGAGGACATCGAGCCGTCGGCGTTGAACGTGAACGTGCCGCCGTGAGCAGTCTGCGGCACCTCTGGCGTGTAGACATCGCGCGACATGCCCCTCATCTGCTCGGGCGTGTACACGCCGGGCTTGAGTCCCTCCGGCAGCGGCTTTCCGGCGGCGCGGCGGGCCTGCGCCAGCGGGCTGAGATCGCTGGGGGAGCCGTACGCCGCACGCATGGCAGCCTCGCGGGCGGGAGGAGGCATGTCGCCGTACTTGAATCCGAGATAGTCCTCAAAACTCTCGCCGTGTGCGTGCGACCCGCTCTCAAACTGCTGACGAACCGCCGCCTTTTCTTGGGGCGACAGCCGGTCAAACACGTCCATGGAAGTGACCTGCTCCTCGCCGGGAAGCGTCCCAGACTCCGGAGGCAGATTCCATCCAGGCACCGGACTCTTTCCTTCGTATTTCGGAGCCTTGCTGTGTGCGGGCGGCACCGGCATGGCGTCCAGGCCGGTCTTGGGCGCGGGCACAGGAATGTCCATGTTCAAGACATCCGCCGGCGGCAGGCCCAGCGGGTTCGTCGGGTCGGTCGTGGCGGCAACAGCAGCGCCGGCGGCCTCCGTGCTTGGCGTCCATGAGTTGCCGCGTTCCCAGTTGCGGGTTGCCGCCGGAGCGGTGTTTGTCTTAGCCACTCTGGCAGTTGCGGTTGGGGCAGCCGTAGGCCGCGAGTACGGGCTGGGGTCCGGAATCGCGAGCGTCTCCTGCGGGGGCGCGCTCCCCTCTTCCGGCATCAGCAGCGGATCTGCGGCCTGCCGAGTTCGTGCAGTACGCTCTGCCGCCAACTGACGCTGGGCCGCTTGCAGTTCACGCACCCTGGACGCACGCTCGTCAGCGCGGCGAGCCTCACGCGCCAGATACTGACGCTTGAACATGTCGGCAAACCCGGCTTCGGCAATGGGCGCAGAGTCCGCCATCGTCATCTCCCGAACAGGTAGTTTTGGTACGTCTGATAGGTCTGCGGCCCGCCGCCGCGAGAGCCGCGAATACGGTCAAGAGCCCGCTGAATCGCTGCCTCTTGCTCCAGTTGATCGTCCATTGGCACGCTCGCACCGTCTCGCACCGGGATCGGGTAAAAGTCGCCGCCACCGCCGCCAGGGCCGCCACCGGAGCCACCGGCCGGAATGGGGATGTCAATGAAACCGCCGCCGCCGCTGTTTATCCGTGCGAGGCCGCCCAGAGTGCCGCCGACGGCCGCAGTGCCGACGATCCAGGGCCACTTGCCACGTTTCTTCTGCCCCTTATTCTTGGCCTCCGGCTGCCCTGCCTGCGGCGTGTCATCTGCTGCCTTCTTTGCGATAGCCGTCTCTGGGGCGTCGATCTGATCCTCGTCCGCAAGGCGAACCGGCTTGATCGGGTCTGCCTGCGGAGCGTCGGCGGCAGCCGCAGGGGTGGCCGCAGTCGCCGCAGGCGGGTCTACGTCCGCCGGCGCTGGCGAGGCAGGCGCAGGATCGCTAGACGCCGGAGCGGCATCGCCCTTGATGGGCTTGATGCGGAGTTGCCTCTGCTCGTTGATGTACTTGCTGGCGGCATCGCGGGCAGACGTCCGGGCTTCGTCTTCGCCGTCACCCATGTCGATGTAGTTGCGATAGGTCTGGTCGTAGACTTCCTGCCCCTCCTGGTCGATGTCCTTGATGATGTCTTCATCGCTGCGGCTGGCGGCGCTGGCCGCGTTCTTGCCGGCAGGAGCCGGGTCGCCATCAATGTCGGAGATGTCCGTAGCGGAGGCTTCCAGTTTGGCTTCTTCGGCAGTCGAGGACTTGCCTCCCCTTCGCCGCGATGGCTTGGCCGGCGGCTCGGCAGGAGCAGCCTGCGAAGGCGCGGCAGCGCTGGTGCCTGTGCCGCTCTCCAGATCGGGGGCCACGTCTTCGCGGAGAATCTGCTTGCCGGCGACTGTGCGGGCGGACTCGTTGCGGTTCTGCGGGCCGAAATAGTCCTCAAGCGCTCGGATAATGGCCGCCCGATCCTGCTCAAAGCCCTTGTCGCCGGGCTTGAAAACGGTTTGGCCGGCGAGCAGGTCGTCTGCGAGTTGCTCGGGCGTTTCAAAAGGGACAAACGTGAAGCCGCCGGTGTCCGCTTTCCGCCCCAGCGGGTTGCTCGTCCCGTAGAGGGCGCCGAGAGCCTGTTGAATGTCGCTCTCGCGCCGCGAGCCGCCAAGACGCCCGCGCTTGCCCTGCTGGCCGAGAGCACTCACTTCGTCGTCGGGCGATTCGGGAATCACGTCGTCCGGAACATTCGACGTAGCGTCCAGTTGCCGCCTAGCGTCAGCATTCAAGATGGCACGCTCGGCCGCAGACAACTCGTCGCTGGCACGATTGAGATTGTATGCAGCACGCGGCCGTCGCCCGACCAGTTTCATCACGAGGTTGTCTCGCACCGACTGAATGCTCTCGCGGTTGAGCATGCTGTCGGGGTACGCCGGCCGGCCCCGCTCAAGAACCCAGCCCTTCGGAACGTCCTCGCTTCGCATGCCGGCCGGCGCGCGCTGCACTCGGCCAGTCCTCTGCTCTACGAGTCGCGGCGGGTACAACTTGTCGAGTTCCCTCTGCGCCTGCGTTACTTTTTGCTGAGCGCGTGCAAGTGCCTCCGCGCCTTTGGCGCTCTGCATTTCGGCAAGGGCAGCGGTGAGGCTGTCCTCCGCCGTGCGGGCCGCCGCGACCGCGTCCCGGTCGCGAGTGTCAGGCAGGCGCTCGCGGATGGGCCGCACTTCAAGCGGTGTCGCAGAGTCGTCGCCCTTGAAGGCAAGCGGGATATTCCCATCTGGGAACATGCCCTTGCGCACTTCTTCGGGCATCCCGCCGCCGACTGCCCTGCGGTCTAGGGCCTCCTCGCGGGCGCGATTCACCGCCACGCCTTCGTCGAAGGCGGTCGGCATGTTCGCCTGACCAATGTCTTCGATTACCGTCACCGGCGTACGAGCACCTGGAGCAATGCCGGGACGCGGCGCAGGGGCGACCGAAGAACGCAGCAGTCGCTCTTGCTCGGCCAGATAGTCCGGGTCGGTGCCGACGATGGCGCGCCGCAACTCCGACGCCGCCTGCTGCCGCTGCAAGAAAGAAGTCCGGGCACCCGAGATCATCTCCTCCATCGCCTGCCGTGCTTCGTCCGTGTCGGCCGGGCGCGTGCGGATGTCGTCCACCACGTCGCGAGCAGCAGCAATGGCGGCCTCGTCGCCAGATCGCATGGCGGTGTCCAGGCGAATCAAAGCCTGCTCCATCTCGTTGCCGCCACGCAGCAACTCTGCCACCGCATTGGGGTCGAACGCCGGCCCGTCTGTGCCGCGACTGAGGCGCTTCTCGATGAACGGCCGTGCCGCCGTTTGGTCTTCTGGCCCACGCCGGAGGCCCATCGGGTGGGGCCTGCTTGCCGTAGCGCCGGAGTCCAGTCGGAGCGGCGCGTCGCCCGGCTTGCGACGCTCCTTGAAAACGCTGGGGTCGAGCGCCCCTCGTCCGCCGGTCATAGGCTCCAGCGAGCGGCCAGAGGACAGCCGCGCCAGCACGGCTTCCCGACGTTCGGCCGGCATCGCGTTGAACGCCGATGCCAATGCGTTCCAGTCGCCTTCCGGCATGGCTTCTTCGACCAGTTGGCGTGCTGTCCGCACGTCCACGCCCGCTGCCGCCGCATCCGCAGACCCGGCTCGCGAGGCAGCCGCAACCTCGCGTGCATTTCGGGCGGCAGTGAGTTGCTGGCCTGCGCGGGTCGCGTCTGGAACTTCCGCCATCTCCGCAAGAGTGTCGAGTCGCTGCTGGGCAGCCGCAATCGCAGCCTGCCGCCTCTCGGGAATGCGCTTGGCATCGACGGACTCAATGCCGGCCGCCAGTGCGGGATGAGAAAGCAGCGCCTCACGCTCGGCCTCATTCAATCGCGAGACTTGCGTCTGCAAGTCCTTGAGCGTCCTGCGTGCAATCGGATCAGTGCTACGCTGCTCGGCAGTGGCAGAACGAATCCGCTCCGCAAGGCTATCAATCTTGTCCTGCCGAACCGCGTTGGGCGGGAGGTTGTATCGCGGCGAGGCGGCGTCGGTCGTAATCGGGGTGGCCGAGTTCTCCAGGTCGTCTGCGACATCCGTCGTGGAAGTCAGGTCACCCGGCGAGCGGCCGAGCACGTTGCCGTACACGTCAACGACCGTGCCGTCATCCACGTACCGAAACTTCTCGCCATCTCCAAATGGCTCCAGGCGGCGGCCGCCCACGCCGATCAACTCCTTGCCTTCCTGCGCGAACGGCAACTGCCCGGCCTCCGCAGGCAACATGTCGGGGGCCGCAGTGGGCGCAGAAGACTGCGGCCGCACGAACGAACGCCGCAGGCCGCCGATCTCCTCTGGCGTGAGGGCGTCGATTCCTGCGACTGCAATCTTGCGGAGAATCGCCTGCACCTGTGACTGCGGAATCGGCCCCGCCATCACGAGGTCGAGGTCGGCACCGGCCCGCACCAGAGCCAGAACCTCCTCCGGCAGCATGGCCGCCGGGCCTTGATTGCCCAACTTCTCCAGCAGCCGGTATGTGTCTGGCACGTCTTCCGGGTCGATCTCGCTGAACCGCAGCACGTCATCGGCGGGCAGCGGCGAGGCGTCAGTCGTGCCAACGCCCTGCGGGCCGCGCGGCAACTCGCCGGGAGTAGGCTCCATGTACAGGGGCGCGCCCTCTACCGGCACGGCACGAGGCTTCGGGAGGCTCCTCTGCCGGCCTGCCACCAGCACTGCCTCTCGGGCGGCCGCCTCAACTTCGGCCGCACGAACCGCTTGCTGGAGGCGGCGAACCGCGAGTGTCGATGGAGACGCCATTACTTGCCCTTCTTCTTGGCGGGCTTCTCGTCGTCCGCGTCCTCGTCGTCCGACTCCTCTTCCCCTTCGTCTTGCGAGAGTTCCGGAGGCAGGTCGTCTTTCGTGACGGGGATCGGTGCGGGCTTGCCATTGGTCTGCTCGTGCAGATCAGTGAGTGCCTCACGCTCTTCGTCCGACTTCTCGGCGTCCTTGCCTTCCGGCTTCTTCCCGGCCTTCGCCAGCATGCTCTTGATGAGTTTGCGAAGTGCCTTCGGCGGCAGGTCTTCCAGATCCAGTTCAGCGGCGTCCATGCCTTTCTCCTTCATTCAAAAAGCCTTCCGAGTAGCGGCGTGTAGTCGAGTTGCTGCTGGTCTAAACCGAACTGCCCCCTGCGGATAGCCTCGTACAAGTCCTGTTGCCATCCGCGTCGTTGCTGTTGCTCCATCGCTTTCGTGTTGCGAAGACCCTCAAGCAGTCCCGCATTGGCAAGTCGCTCGTTGGCCTGCATGCTGTCGGCGGTCTGGCGAGCGACGGCATTGGCATTCGCTGCCGCCATCTCCGTCTGCACAGCACCAGCACTGGCTTGGGCGTCCGCTGCGTCCTGCGCCATCTGGGCGGCGTACTGCTGACCCTTGCCGCGCGAGACGCCTCGACGGTCTTGGCCCGCCAGTGCGGACTCGCGAGCGCCGTAGCCTGCTGCCATCTGGTTGTTGACCGCAGACTGCACGGCCGAGTCCGCAATCGCCGGAGGGCGCATGGGGTACTGCGGGGACGCGGCCTGCATGGGCGCCTGCGGCTTTGGCCGAAACGCTGGCGGGCTGCTCTTGGGCAGGGAGGAGTCCAGGCCAATAGCCATCAGAAGTCCCTCGCCATTCCAGTGAGGAGCGCCTGCTGGAGATTGAGATTCCGCCGCTTTTGCATGGCGGCGTAGTCAAAGCCCATGCCCATGTCGAACACGCCGGAGCGGTTTGCGGCGGACCCAGCAGCCACCCGCTCCTGCGAGGCGTTCGCGGACTGCTGGGCCGAATTGCGGGCCGCCGCCTGCCGCTGCTGGCTCTCGTCCTGCATCTGCTTGAGGGCGAAGTCCTGGTTCTTCTGCTCCCGATCCATGTTGAGAGCGGAAGCAGCCTGCATGGCCTGTCCCTTCGCAAGCGGACTCGCCTTGCTGGACAGACCAGACAGCAGCCTGGAGCCGGGAGTGAATCCGATGGCGTTCACGGCTCAGTACCTCATCGAGCCGTTCTTGCCGGAAGTGAAGCCGTACGAATACTGGCCGTCGCCCTGCCCGATCTTCTTCATCAAACCGTCCAGGACGCCGTACTTGCGCTCCTGTGACTGGCGGGCAGTCTGCGAGTCGTACATGCGGCGCTGCGACTCTTGCTGCTGGAGTCCGCGCTCGTACATCTCGCGCTCGTAGTCAGGCGACTGCTGGTACGCCTGCATCTGCTTGTTGCGAGCCAACTGTGCGGAGACTTCGTTGTAGCCGTACCCCGCCTGCGGAGCGGAGGCGCCGTGATTGAAGCCAGAGAAAGAACCTGCGTACGCCATAACCCCTCCCTGCGTTTCAACCAAAGTCCTGCATCAACACAGAACCGTCGGGCAAGCCGAAGGGGTTCTGGAGCCGCGCATGCTGTTCCCTGGCTTCTTGGCCGTAGTCGTAGAGGTGCATGGATCGGGCACCGCCTCGACGGAGGAAGTCAGCGACAGGGCTCTGCGTCTGCGGAGGCGTGGCCGCCGCCGGTGGCCTTCTTTGCGGCGGCTGCTGCTTGGGCTGCTGCTTGGGCGGGCCGGCAGGTTGGCCGTCTCCGTCCGCGACCACAGGCGCCGCTGGCTTCCGGTTCGGGTCGTCCATCCCCTGCCAAGTGCCGCCTCCGGCAGAAGCGCTGCCCGACGAGGTTTCGGATGTGACGCGAACCAGAGGCGACAGGCTCTGGCCCGGATCGCGCTCCGACGCTGCCGGGAGGTGGGCGCGCACGGCCTTGACCAAATCGCGCACCTTGTTGCCCGCCGTTACCGCACTGGGGTCGCCTCTGAAGTTGGCCTCAAACTTGGCGTCCCTCAATGCACCAATCGCGTCCTGCTTTTTCGCCAGATCGTCCAGTCCGCTGTAGTCATAGGACTTGCTGGAACTGGACTGCGAAGACGCCGGCGAGGCGGTGTACGCAGTCAGCAACTCGGGAAGTCGTAAAGCCATGCCTAGCCTCTCTACGGATTTATGTCCGCAGATTGGCTAGTGAGCGGCGGCCTTTCTGGCCCGCCGGATGGCTAGGAGAACCGCCTGCCGGGCGACGGTCGCCGAGAACGGGAGGTGCCTGCGGCCCGCTTCCTCCCGCAGCCATCCCACGATCTCGTCCAGGCGTGTCTCGCACTCATCCGCCCCCCAGACGTCCATCTGGGCGGCTCGGGCGTTGCACGGGCAGGTCGGGGTGGCGGTGATGCCGACGAGCCGGAGGAGTTTCTTGAGTTCTGTGCCTGGACCGCCGGGCGTCTGGGTGATCGGCAGCGCCCTCGTGACGCGCGGATAATCCTGGTGCGTCTCATCGACCGTGACTGTGGCGCCGTCCTGGCTGACGATGCAGCCACGCACCTCGTCAAGCGTGTAGCCGCGCTCGCGGCAGCGAGCATCAAAATGTGAGCGGAGTCCGGTGATCATGGGAAGGGGTTGAAGTCTCCGCAAGGCATGCAATCACTTGCCGCATCAGAAAACTGCACCCATACGCCGCACGGCGTGTAGCCAGGAATGTTCGGTGGCCCGGTCCCTGCGGGAATGCAAAACGTATTGCAGTTAGGGACGAGGCCGGGACAGTCGGTGCAGTCGTTCCATATCTCGTTGGGCGGCTCAACGCACAGACCTACGCATTGTCCGTTCACGCAATCGCATCCAGGCCCGCAATCCCCCATGGACTCGCAAGGGCCGGAGCATGGCGGGGCGCAAAGGTCAATCCCAAGAGCGTCCGCGCACGCCTGCATTTGCGTGGACTGCGGTGGCGTGTACGCAGAGAAGTTGGCGCACCCCGTCGCCTCCACGCCTACCGGGCAGTTGTCGCCGCCGGTGTAGGACAGCGAAGACACGCACTCGTCGCAACTATCCACGACTCTGGTGCGAAAGTAGTACTGCTGGCGTGGGTACATCGTGTCCGGGTTTTCTGTCGGCAGCGCGGAATCTTCTAGGCACCACTGGCCCGGCCACTGAGGCAGCGCCGCAGCGTCTGCCGCGCACGCGGCGATACCCAACCCGGCTTCGCAATTCCATCCGCTGACCCGCACCACATCCGCAGGCTGGGCTGGGATGTTGTCAATCGTAGAGGTTTCGCAATCCAACTCGGTGTTGTAGGAGGCTTGGTACGTCGAGTACACGGTTTCGTGGCAGATGTAGCGATATTCGCACGGAGACTCGCAGCAGCAGGCAGCATTGGCCGCCAAGCCTCCGCCCCTGACTAGCAGCACGCCGTTGTTGAGATAGAGCGGCACCGTCAACCCCCAGTCGGGCAGTCGGAAATCGGGATCACAAGGTTCTCGGCCGGATCGCCCTCAGCAAGCACGTACAGGTTCTTGCGAGAGAACTCCAGGCCGGAGGCAGTCAGGGCAACGTCCGTCAGCACCGTGACCAGATGCGACCGCCACGTCAGGCAGGGGTCCGCCCCCTCAGATGCAGTGACGTACGACAGCGCCGAAGGCAGGTCGCTGTCGTAGCCAGACAGGTCATCGACCTTGATCCCGACGAGCGAACTGAACGCCGTGCAGTGTGCGGCCGGCTGAATCTCAAGGGCGTAATACTCGACCTCTGGGGCGTTCACACCATCGGGCTCCGCCTCGACGTACTCGCCGTTCACGTCGAACAACGGCGGCCCAGACATCACGGCGGCGGGGTCGTCTCGCTCGGTAGATTCCGGCTCCGGGTCGGGCGGGGCTGGGGCGGCCTGGACGCGATCTTTCGTGCGGGCTGCGAACAGGACGTGCTTTTCCTCGTCCGTGTCCGCAATCGGGGTGGTCTGATTGAGAACATCCACCTCCAGTTCAGACTCGGGCCACACCTGCTCGACGGACTTGGTGTCTCCGACGGCCCATCCGCCCGTAAACTTGCCGACCCGGAACGTGTTGAAATAGGTGTTGGCGTCTCCGCGTGACGAGAAGACAGGGATGATCCTGCGGCGGCCGCGAAGCCCCTTGCGGTCCTCGACGATCTCGGTCACGACCGTCTGGGGCGTGACAGGAATCGTGTCCACTCGCTCCTTGCGCTCGTTCCACGCCTTGATGCGCTCGTAGGTGACCTCCAGCCCTCTGCCGTCGATGAACTCGACCTTCGTCACTACGTCGTACTCGGAGCGGTTGAGCATCTGGAGGTTCCAGAGCACCTCCCGGCCCGTCTCTTGGATGTCGAGGCGCGCCGTGCCGTCGTTGTGCCCGACCTGCGCGCGTGGGGCTTTGCCAACGAGTTGATTCGCCTGCGAGTCCAGCATCGCCACCGGCAGGCCATTGGCGGGTCGGCCGGCGACGACGTTGCGGACGCTGACTTGTGCGGCCTGACCATTGCCGGCCACGTCCGTCAGCGAGCCAGGAGCAACACGGAACTGGGCAGGCGCCTGCTGCGGTATCGCCACCGGGACCACGTTCGGCTCCGGCTCTTTCTCGGGCCGCTGCTCGGACGGGGCGGTCCGCTGCGGCCGGTGGTCGGGATCGGCAGGGCGAAAGTCGAGATTCGGGAATCGCAAGCGCCGCTTCTCGGGCGTCACCATCCGCATGTCGGCTGGGGTGCTGTCGATCTCCACCGGCCCGGCGTGCCGCATCTCCTGAGCGCTGTTGCCCAAGATGCTGGCAATCTGCGTGGCGGCGTCAGGCGACAGCCCGGCCGACACGAGCGCCTTCCGCAACTGCTGCCGCTGTTCGCTGAATCCGGCCATGCGGCTACCCTCCGGACGCCGTGCCGTACACGTCGAGGGCGTAGACGATGACGGGATCGGCGTTCTTGCTGGCGCCGATCAGTTCGACGGCCACATGACGATCAGAGGACTGGATGTCGTCCATGCTGCGACTGGCGAACGCCGCCTTCGCCACGCCGCTGTCGTAGCCAGTCCGCGTAGTCTGTGCCGCCATGTCCAGGCGGGATGCACCATCAACGGTGCTGGCCGTAAAGCCCACGCCGCGATTGCGGTTGGCGACGTTGGGGCGAGCGTGCGCCGAGTTGTTGTAGTAGAGGCGTGCTGCGATGTCGCACTTCGCGGACTGGGGCTTGTAGGTCAGGCTGACATCGCGCGACTGCCCGGAGCCACCGCCCTTGGCGTTCATGTCCGTTGGAAAAGCACGGTTACCCGTCTTGTAGCGATACACAGGGAACATCGAGCCGGTGGCGGCGACAAAGGTGGCCGTCGCCTGGACGGGTGCCGCGCAGTTCGGGTCGTCGGGAGCCGAGACGGTAACGGAGCCGCTGGAGTACCCGTGCCCTTGATGCAGAATCCAGATGCCGCTGACCTGCCCTTCGGCGTTGATAACAGCCTGGAGTTCTGCCCCCACGCCGCCGGAGACGGTCACGGTCGGAGGCGTGCGATACCCCGCCCCCTTGTTCGTGATGGTCACGGTGGAGATGGCCCCGACTGCCGAGTCCAGTCGCCCTTCGTCGAGCAGGAAGGCACCGCTCGACGCCCCATAGACGCAGCGGTAGTCTCCGTTCGACATCGGGACTGCGGCACCAGCGGAGATCCGCTGCGGATACCGTTCCATCCACCACGTATTGGTGTCGATGGAGTAGCACAGGGCACGGGTCGGATATCCCGTCGAAACGTCGGCCTTGAATGCTACGAATACCCGCACGACCTTGCGGACGGCATCCACGAGGACGAAGTTCCATCCCTTGCGGCCCAGAGCCCAGTCCACTTGCGTGCGAAAGATGTCGTCAATGGGGGCCGACAAGTCCTTGAACTCACCCTGCGGCGAGATCGAGTACACGCCGTACTGATCCAGCACGTAGCAGACCCCTGCATAGATGTCCCAGCACCGCTGGCCGGAGCAACCCCTGTTGGCAATCGGCGACACGTCGGCATCCCGAAGCGGCTGCTTGCTGTACGACAGCGAGTAGGCGTGCCGCGACTGCATGATGAGCATGGAGCCGCCAAACGGGATCAAGGCCGTGATGGCGTCACCGTCCCTCGCGTTCTGCTGAAGCACGAGTTCGTTGATGTCAGGAACGCTCTCCGGCTCGTCCACCTCCGAAAAGTAGATCGAGTTCGGCTCGGCCCCGCCCGTGTCCACGCCGTACCAGAAGCGGTCCTGGTAGCGCACGACGACGGCCTTGTCGTTCGGCGGCGGCTTGAACCGCATGGCGTTTAGATCGCCGTTTGGCAGCACAATGGGCATGGCTGCATACCCCACCCGGTCCGGATTCCGCACCTCCTCGTCGGTTAGGTCATCGGTGAGCGTGGCTTCGGTGCCAACCCGGTAGAGCATGAGGGCTTGGTCGCCCGTTGTCCGCCACAACTCCACCGTGAGCGTGCGGCCATCCGTATTGCTCGGCCCGGTCACGCTCCACGCCATCGACTGCGCCCCCTCTCCTGCGTCCACCTCCAGGACGGGAGACAGATTGCTGGGAATCGGACCGCCACTGGCAACTGGCGTGTTGTCTACATAGCGGTAGTAGCACTGGTACTTGCCACGCAGGTGCGGGCGGGCCACTGCAAACGCTTCCGCCCCGCCTGCGACAGCAGACACCTGCGGGAGCGTCTTGTAGCCGCCGCCGCCAGACTCTAGCGATACGGATGAGATCGCCCCGTTGGTCACCTTGCATGTGGCGTATGCGCCAAAGCCTGACGCCGACGTGATCTGGATCTCCGGAGCAACCACGTATCCGCTGCCGGCGTTTGTGATGGTGATGGACTTGATGGAGAATCGCGGCGTGGACGTGTTGTTGGCGTGGCCCGGCGGATAGCCTTCGATGATGATCGTCTTGTTGGCCGGCAGCGCACCACGCGCGCCTGTGGTGGCGTTCCATGAGGAACCGCTGGTGATCTCGATCCGCACTGGGTCGGTCTGCGAGTATCCTGTGCCGGCGGTTTTGGCCGTGACGGACCGGACAAACGGCGACTCTGACCAAAACACGAACGGCGTGCTGCCGACGCACTGCGTCTCCAGGACTCGCTGCCCGTAGAAGTTCACTCGCGCCACTGCGCCAGTGCCTGTGGCGCCGCTCACGGTGTACGTCAGCGTGGTCGTGACCGGCACATAACTGGTCAGGTTACTCGGCCCCAGACCGCATGCGTTGTGGTAGACCGAGACTGTGCGTGCCACAGACCCGCTGCCATTGGTCAGCGGAATATCGACTGCCCCCCATGCGGCGTACACGGTGCGCTGGCTTGCGATGTAGTCGGTTTCGTCATCGAACGGCGGCCCTTGCAGCATCTCGTAGTGCGTGATGGAGCCGGGATTGGGGGGCGTGCCGTCCATGACGGGAGTTAGCACGGCTCCCGTCCCGTGCGTGGTACTGAGGACGATGGGCGGAGGAGCCGGGTAGTGCTTGCCGCCGTCCGTCACAACCAGTTCGCTGACGACCGACTGGTTGAGGTAGGACTGGGCCTTTGCGGCCCGATAGCCGGCCGGAGGAGATGCGGGGGCGGTGAACGTCACGGACGGGGCGGCGTTGTATACGGCACCGGGCTTGTGAACATCGGCGCGGGCGACGTAGTACCGCTTCGTGGTGTTCAGCGTGATCGTCGGTGCGGTCGCTGGGGGCACGATGCCAGCGTTCGTGGATGTGCCGACCCCATTCCATCGCTTGGGCTGGATGCCCAATCCCTGCGCGATAATCAGTTCGCCGTAGCGACCCTGCGCGCACGAAATCGGATGCGACGTACTGAAGCCGGATGCAATGACGGTCACGACGGCGGCTCCCCTGCGTGGTCGTGGAACGTCCCCGTGTAACTGCTCTGCACCTGCCCAGAGGACGGAGACAGCGATGGGTCAATGGGGCTCGACAGGGCTGTGCCGTACGCTGGCGTTGCCAATGACCGCACTTGTCCAGAAGCGTCCAGGACAATCATCTTGGCGGCGTTGCCGAAGATGTATGGATAGCAGTCCCGGATTTCTGGGGCCGCGCTCGCGAACGACACCGGCCGCATGCCGCCGCGACTGGTGAGTTGGCCGGGAGTTGCCGTGACGATATTGGTCTGCTCGACGGCAGCGCCCGCAGGGATGGCATACGGGCTGGCGTTTGTGACCAGTCCTGCCCACATCGCTTCGGCCACGACTACACCCCCGTGTCTGCGCCCGAAGGCGAGTAGTACCCAAGTGAACGCGGGCCGCTCACAACGATGCCGTCTGGGCGAGTACCACTGAGCGGCGCCACCACGTCCGCCTCAAAGGCCATCCGCAGGTCGCGGGCGTAGACGGTCAGCGATCCCTCGACGTTCTTGCCCATCATCTTGGCGACCCACACCTCTGCACCGGACAGCACTGCCGTGAACATGGTGTCGCTCACGTCGAGGTAGTCCGACACGACTGTCTTGGCGTTGGCGGGCGGTGTGCCCACCAGACTTCCTGCGACCCCGATGATTTCTTCGGCCGTGAACGGGTTGATCCCCGCTGGCCCCTCCGGAAAGGCGGTGGCCGTGCCGTAACGCTTCACCAGCCCCGTCGTGGACAGCGATCCATTCCGGCTCGCTGCCTCGTAGCCCATGTACCGCAGTGGGGCAGGCTTCCGCCGGTAGGTGTAGGTCAGCGTTTGCGTGATGTCCGGGTCGCCGACGACCTTCAAGGCCCAGCGGTCGTAGAGCGTCGGATGCTTGACGACGGTCCACAGAATGGGCGAGTTGAGTTCCGGCAGCACGACGTTGAGTCGCGTCCACTCCATCGGCGTGACGTACTTCACAGACGACGGACTCGTCACGGGCGGGATGATGGAATCCACGTTCCGCACATTCGCCGGCAGCGTGTAGGTGAAGCCGGGACCGCCGCCGGCGTCGGGCGTGGTCAGGGTGGCTGTCGTGACGTGCCAGTTCCAGTCGCGGGCGTGCGTCACGTCGCGGTGGGCGTGGTGTGCAGCGGCCCGCAGCAGGCGATGCTCGCTGTCCTGAGCCCCGCCGCCAACGGAGTTCATCAGGTACTCTAGAATGTCCTGCCCGCAGTAGTACATCGACGCCCCCTGCGTGACCGGATAATCAGCCCTTCACGCTCACGCGGAACGTCGCCGTGCCCGCGTTCGTCACCGCCACGATGAACGGAGCGGCGAACAGGGCATCTGGCAGCGTGTAGGCGTTGTTGGCCGCAATGGTCGTGGTCACGCCCGAGCCGTCCGCATTGAGCGGCACGGGCGTGAGTTCCGGGCCGAAGGCGACATGCCACGTAAGCGTCGTGGCACTGGACACGGCGTCCACGATGAGCACGCCGCCGGCTGCGGCAGCGAACGGAATCTTGGGGCTGGTGCTGGTGCTGTTCGTGGCGACGAACGTGCCCGTCACGGAGTTGAGTCGCTCGATCTTGTTCGGCATTACTTCTTCTTCCTTTTCCAGTGGGGCACGATGCGGTCCTTCACCTTCTCGATGGCCTCGCCACGCTTGAGTTTCGGGTTGTTCTTCATCTCTTCCCGGACATGCTCACGCAGGATGCGGGGGTTGATGTCCACTTCCTTCGGCGGCCCCTTCTCCGGCGGCACGTAGTCCACGATGCCGTGAACCTCCAGGTCGCGCTTCTTGGCGACCCGCAGAATGTCGGCGGTCGAGTCCACCCACGCCTCCGGGTCGCGGTGGCCCCGCTTGTCCGCGATGCCGCCCATGTAGAACTTGCCGGTGGTGTTGATCCCGGCGGCGCGGGCTTGCCCAATCAGCCAGTCCGCCTGCTTGCGGGGAATGTTGTTGAGCCACTCGCCACCCAGCCGACCCTGCATGAAAGCCCGGTCGCTGCCTCGCGTGCCAGGAGGCTGACGCAGGGCGCACATGGCCGCAAACCGCTCCGTCTGCCCGTCCGCAATGAGGCGGGCGTAGTGCGTGCGGACCTCCGCACTGGAGGCGGCAATCTCTGGCGGGAGTTGAATGGCAGTTTTCATGGCACCTATAGGTTCTTGTCCTGTCACGGCTGCATCTCGGGCGGCACCTGCGGGGGCGGACCTTCTGGCATCGGTGGCGGCTGATCGGGTGCGGCACCCTCTGGGCCAGCAGGCGGACCTGGAGGCATTCCAGGAGGGCCGGGAGGAGGAGGCGGTGGCGGCGGAGGCGGAAGCAGGTACGGCTTGGCGTCGATGTCCAGGCTGTCGGCCCAGTCAGAAATCAAGGCGTTCAGCGGATCCACCATCCCCATCGGAACCAGCCCTTGCAGGATCGGGCCAAGCGTCTGGAGTGCCGCCTGCATCTGCTCGACGCGGGTGGCCTTGTTGGGCTTGCGGGCTGACCCCGCCTCTACCCGGTACTCAAACTCACGGGCCACCGTCGCCGGGTCCATGCTGGCGATGTGCTGGCCCCATGCGGCAGCCCCCAGCGGACCGACGATGGACTCCACGTCCTGCGGCCGGAGCAGCCACCGGGCTGCCAGCGCCTCGCGGCGGGCCAGAAGGCTCATGGAGTCCTCCAGTCGATTCGCCATGTCGTCCGGACGAACAGACAGTTGCTCCGCCTTCACGTTGGCCTCTGTGGCACTCCGTATCTGGCTCGACGACATAGCGTACGCGAGTTCGGTGAGGCCAACGCGCTTGTCGAACTGCTGGGCAACAGCGTCCACGATACGCCACAACTCCGGCGACACCTCCGGCAACTGGAACACCGAGATGAGGTCGTTGACGCTCCGTCCAAGCGTCTCGCTGATCTCCACGACCTTGAAGCCCTTTTCGGACTGCGACAGGATTTGATCCTTGATGTCCTGGTCCGCAGCCTTGCTCACGCCAAGCAGCGTCTCGCAACTAGTGGCGACACGCTGGGCGATGAACGACATCGCGAAGTTCAAGAACCGCAGTTCGCCGATGCCCGGCTTGATGTGGCTGATCGGCCACACGTAGCCCGGTTTGCGGTGGAAGTCGAGGGCCACGAACGGCCAGCCATTGGCCTCCGCCCAGAACGGGATCGGCCACTGCACGGCACGGAACAGTCCCGGAGGCATGCCGGTCGCCTCATCGACCTGCTCCTCTAATGCCGCTGGCGGCATGTTGAGCGGGTGCGGGATGCCCTCGCAGACGACGATGTAGCAGTTGTCGCCTACGGAATCGAACGTGCCGACCAGTTCCTTCGGCATGTCCTTGAGCCGGTCGCCCAGTCCCGTCTTGCTCCAAATCTTCCAGTAGGTGACCAGTTCGTTGGACTTGCCAGCCTTGCGTCCCTTGTAGGTCTGGTCGTCCTCCGTGAAGATTTGGTTGTCACCTTCGCCGTCAATCGGCTTGGCGCCGTCCAGGTGGCCCTTGAGTTGGTCGCGATCCAGCCCGTACTGGCGCGCCACCACGTCGATTGGGTGCGTGCATCTCCGGGCGCACCATGTGATGTCCTCGATCTCGGTGGCGTCCGGATCGAGAGTGAAGTTGTCCACGCTGTCGGCAAACGACCCGATGATGCCGATGTCTGAGCCTGGAATCGTAACCATCTCGGTCCACCACACGCCCATGCCCTTGATGATCGCCTCATCCACGACGCGACGGCTGTGCGTCTTGAGGTCGAGTTCGTTGGGCGTGTAGTTCAGATACCGCTCCATCAGCAATGCGGCGACCTTGCGGACTTCCGAGCGCTGCATCGTCTCCTGCGCCGCCTGCTGGTAGGCCATCATGGACTGCTCGTCCGCAACGCCCACGAGTTCCGGAGACACGAACGGGTACTTGGCCGGCGTCACCGTCCGCACCGGGTTGCGGTGGTAGATGACGCTGCCAAACAACTTCACGGCCTCAAACACGCGATTGACCTGCATGCGAAACGCAGGCGGGGCGATGGTCCGGTTGTAGCCGTACTCGTGGCGGGCGTAGGTGTCCTTCCAGAACCAGTTGTGCGGCCCGTCGAAGAACGACATGGCCTCCCGGCCGTCCTCCGTGAAAGGACGCTTGTGCTTGAGAGACAGTTCGATCTTCTTGAGCCACCCATTCGCTAGAGAGCGAAGGGCGTCCTCACCCGTTCTTGGTTCCACCGTTTTGCTTCCTTGCAAGGGCCACCTGTTCCGTCAGGCTGGCGATCTGAGCCACGAGGCCGTCCATCTTTCGCATCTGCGCAGACTGCGGCGTGAAGTCCCAGCAGCCCCACTGCCGCCACTCGGAGTGTTCCTGCAAGCCGGGATCGTCCTTGTGCCGCACGGACGGACGCTCCAGGAAACCTGTGTTCGGAGAGAAGGTGAGGACACTGACCGTCATGACGCCCGGCCGCTCCACGATCCACCCGAGCGTCGGCTCGTTGCAGTTGAGCGGGTCGTGATACCAGTAGACGCTGTCGCCAACGCGGACCGTCGGAGGACTAAAGGACTCGACTTCCATACTTTGCTCCTGACTGTGGGCCTAAGAAGATGAACTCGTCGGAATCGGCTGCGAGACGCTTCTTGCGTTTCCGCATCCAATCGACGTACCAAGGATCGGGGCCGACATCGACTTTAGGCTTGTGCCAGCGAGGTCGATAGGCACAGAGGTACTCCAAACACTGGCAGGCATGGACTTCCCCCCGCGTGTTCGGCTGGTCCGTTACCACGTAGGCTCCGCCCACCAACTGGGTCTTGTGCTTGTACCGCCTGAGTTCCCGCTCCAGGTCGGGGACGGCATTTCGCAGCACCCGCAGCATGGGCCTGCCGTCAGGGCGGATGTGCAGGTAGTTCCGGACAGCCGACATGCGGGCCTGCACGTCGTCGCACCCCGCCAGGAAACTGTGCCCCGTCGTCTCGCTGGACACACCCTGCGACTTGAGTTGCTCGGTGTACAGTTCCACCGGCAGGCGTCCTGAGCCGATCTCGCGAAGCCGGCCGCCGTGCATGTCGATGATGAAGGCGTAGAAGTTCTGGCCCTTGCACTTCTCCTGCATCTTCTCGCCAAACACGATGGCGTTGCAGTTGCGAATGTAGAGTTGGTCGTAGATCAGCAGCATCGACTCGTCAGGCGGCACGGCGGCGAATAGCACCGACGTGACGGCGTGACCAGGGTCGATGGCGGCGTACCGGCACCAATCGTTCGGCACGGTCAGGTTCTCCAGTTCCGTCCGGTCGTAGCCGTGAACGTGCATGGCGAACGTCGGGTAGCAGAGGATCGAGTCGCTGATGAACTCGCCCTCGCTGCGCATCCGCAGCACGTCGTCTCCCAATGCCGCCCAGCCTTCGATGCGCTTCCGCTTCTCGTCGTCCGGGATGTGCGGGTTGTCCAGGAATCGGAGTTGGAACTTGACGATGGTCGGGTTCTCGACGCCCTCCTCCGCCAACTTGTCGGCCCGCTCGGCGAGCGACTGGAGCGAGTCGTTCCGGCTGTGCGGCATGGCCGACCACGCAAATACGCCGCGACGATCCGAGAGGCGGGCCTGCATCTCCGGAACCCACGCATCGCCGTTGTTCACGTCTTCGTCGATGTGGACGCGGTTCGCCTGCCAGCCCTGCGGCGGCTCTCCTTCCGACGAGAAGAAGTAGAGTTGCCAGCCGTTGGTCAGCGTGCAGGACTGGATGTAGCGAGCGGACTTCAGAATCCACGACTTCTTCGCCACCATGCGAGGCGGAATCAGCGGCGGGGCAGGCTTGGCCTCACGCTCACGGGCAGAGTCGGTCGCCGGGTTGAAGGCCCGCCACTCGCCGGTCTTCTCGTCCTTGATGATCTTGAACGCCCCAGCCATGAACAGCATGGGGTAGACCACAAGGCCGATGTGCTTCCAGTCCTTACCAACGATGGCGAGGATGCCGTCCTTCTCGGGGTACTTCCCGTGCGGGTCTTTCCCGCAGACGGCACGGGCGTCCTCCACGAACGTGCAGAGCGACTTGCCGGAGCGGTTGCCGCCCAGCACGAGCATCTCACTCGACCGGGACTGGTGGACTTCCTCCTGCTTGGGCGTCGGCTGGTAGAGCCGCAATGCCTCGATCCGGCGGCTCGCCAACTCCGCCTGCATCTCCTTGAGTTCGCTCTGCTGGAACGACCCCAATCGCTTGACGGACGGCAGCGGCGAAATCTGAGGGGGTTTGCGGCGTGACTTCGACATTGAGGAAACCTCCACCAATACTCATGGCAATGCGGCTGAGACGCTGATCCAACTCGGACTCCAACTCCTCGTCAGACCACTGGGTCAGCGGCTTCTTCGCCCCGCCCAGTTCGGTGTTCTTCGTGACAAGGCGGACGATGCCCTCCAGCAACTTGGTGCGGTGCGAGCCGCCGGGAGGGGCGTCGAAATACTGCTTGACCATCATGGCGGCAAACCCGTTGGACCCGCCGAAATACTCCATCAGCCGCTCCAGGAGTTCGCTGGAGTGCGGGATGTTCTCCCCTCCCCTGCCAGCCGCCTTCGCGAAAGCGTCGAGGGCACCCTCCTCGATTGCGGCCATGTCCCGCTTCTTCTGCTTCAACTTCTTGCCGCGATTCACCTTCGCACGGCACATGACGCAGCGGGGATCCCACGACCCATCCTTCTTGACGCGGAAGTGGTTTCTGGAAAGTGGAAAGGACTGGCCGCAGTCGGTGCAGGTCTTGTCGCTCATGATGCGGACGCTCCTCCCCAGTAGGGCTTGCAGTTACCGCACGCGCAGCGTCCCTCCAGGTACAGGGCGGCATATCGCAGAAGTTGCGGGCTGTCCCGAAAGTGCCCCAGACCCAAGTTGCATCGGCTGCACAACGCGCCGCGAACACGCCCCGTTGCATGATCGTGGTCGATGGCAAGTTGCATCTTCTGCGTTTCGCCGCAGATGACGCACTGCCGCACTGCCCTTGCTTCCATTGCACGCGCAATATCTAGGACGCCCTCCGGAACCCTAGTGGCTTTGCGGTACGCAGACCGGCACTCGCGACACCACGAGTCCAGCCCGTTCTTTTTGCGCGAATTGGGAGGGAAGTTGGTGAGGTCGCCGGTTTTTGGGACTCTGCATTTCGTGCAAGTCAGCAATCCCATGCTCGCCTCGCTTTAATTAGACGACTGTCAGGGTCTTTTGCTGCCTCCGGAAACATCTTGGCCTGACCTGCGCTGCGGGCACAGAAAGACTTGCGTCTCGCTTGATCCGCCGCGTCTGGATCGCCTGCCTTGACTGGCGGCTTGAGGTTGGCGTCGTTCTCGCGGTTGTAGGCAGCACGCCCAGCGGCATTCAGACCGCCCTCTGGGCTTTGCCCTTCCTTGCGAGTCCACGCTGCCGACTTCAGTTTCCGCACCCGGTCGCCATGCTCATCCATGCGTCACCTGTCCGCCTGCGGGACCGACGAGATCATCGGGGCCATGCCGTCCTTCGGGGCCGGAACGCGACCGGCACCCACCTCCCGCTTGGCCTTGAAGTCCTCCAACTCCGGGAAGTCCAGCAGCCCCGCCGTGTGCAACTGGGCCATGATCGCCTGCCGGTCAGGCTGATCGAACTGGCTCATCGGACTAGGTTCATTGGGAAGCGACACTGTCGATACTCCCTGTACAAAGGGCAGGGGCCGCAGGTGGGCGTCCTTCCCCTCCTGCGGCCCCTGCAACGTCGCGACGTGAGATGCACCGAATCAGAAGCCAGCGGCCGTGCGGACCAGAATCCGCCCGGAGGTCGTGGCGCTCGTCGCGATGGCGAAGCCCAGAAGCGGGTTCGTGGACTGGGCCGCCGCCGAGCCGGCCGTCGCCGACAGACCGTACGAGGCACCGGCCGCCACGCTGGTCGCCGTCTTGGTGACCGTCGAGGGACCGCGCACCACCAGCCAGAACACCTCGTTGTTGGGCACGCCGGCCGCCGGGAGGTACTCGTCCACGACGCCCATGAGGGCAGTCGAGGTCGTCGCCAGACCGTCCACTTCGGACAGGATGGCAGCGTCCTTGAACTTGGCGACCGCACCCGGCACGAGGGCCGAACCGCTCGTGTTCTTCACGGCGATGCACTCGACCGTCCGGTTGCTCTTGAGAGCGCCGGTCTTCGGGTCTTCATCGCGGAACACCTTGCGGACGCCCACGACGTTGGAGCCGTCGCCGTTCTCGGCCTCGTACAGCGTCACGGTGACGCCAAGCGTCTGGCCGCGAGCAAATCCGGGATCAGCAGTCAGCGTACTCATCTGCGAGGAATCTCCTTCTCTGGTTGCTGGCAGGGGTCAGGCGAGGGCCGCGAACTTCACAAAGTTGCGGGGCGACTTCATCTTGATGTTGGCGAGAACCGACACGGCGTAGCGGTACGCGGAAAGTTCCTCGTTGTAGAACGGTCCCTCCGCTTCCAGCAGGTTGCCGGTCATCACCTTCATCTCCATGTTGCCGATGGAGAGGGCATAGCCCACGCCCGGCGGCACGGCGTAGTCCGACGCGGTTTCGATGCCGTCGATTTCGACCACATCGCCGAAGCCGTAGGACTTCAGACCGTTGGTCTTCGACACGATGGCCCGCTCGCGGCTGTCCAGCCGGTTGAGGAACTGGATGTACATCGACCGATCCAGGAGGATCATGTCGATCTGGTTCTCGCGAGTGTCGTTCCGCTTTGCGTGGTTGACCGACTCGCGGATCGCCTCGATGCACTGATCCTTCCAGGTCGCCGTCGCACCGCCGAAGGCCGTGCTGGTGTAGTTGCAGACCAGGGGCGACCAGAAGTCGTACTCCGGATCGGCCGGAACGCGGGGCCACGAGCCGGTCGCCAACTGCGATCCAGCGTACTGACCCAGGCCCGTCTTCAGACCGGCGTACTCGTCGTTCGGGAAGCCGAAGGGGTCGGCGGGATCCGCCGTCCGCTGGGCACCGGTGGCGACGTTGACCGTCCCGTTCACGGCGAACATGGACTCAAGCCCATGCCACCGATTCTCGTTGCCGCTGGCGTACCCGTCGATGAACACCTCCTTGGCGAGATGCTCCTGCATCGACTCCGTGAGCCGGTTCGTCATCTTCCCGGCCACGTCGATGAGTTGGGCCTGACCGCGATTCTCCAGCATCTCCCGCTTGGTGATCTGATCGGTGACCGAATAGCCCCGATACGGGAGGTTGGCTCGCTGCCAGAGCGCGTGGCGTGCGAAGACTCGCGGCGACTCGCCCGTGTACGTGGACACGGGGATGTTGCGATAGCGCACCTGCCAGTCAAAGCCACGACCTCCCTGATTCATGGCGACGTTGCCGTTCGCCTGGAGGGCCGCGAAGACCTTGAACTTGCGGAAGGTCGTCTGCTCCTCTTCCTTCAGATGGAGGGTCAGAGTAGTTCCGATAGAACGAGCCCAGTCAACGCTTGACGCCATGTCGCGTTACCCTTTCAGTTGTGGCCGTCTCGTGCCAGTTGGCGAGCGAGACGCTGCTCAAAGGTCAGAGGTGCTTGCGGTGTTCTCGGGTCGCTTGACCCCGCAGCCCTACTCGGATTGCGAGACGCTTCCCTTCTAAGAAAATCTATGTCCTTCTCGGCCTGAGTTGCGGCATTGGCCGCTGGCGCCGGCGCAGCAGCGGCGGGCATCGCAGGTGCGTTTTGCTGCGGTAAAGCAGACTCAAACGCACTTCGCTGCGTGCTCTGCGACTGCATGCCACGCAGTCGATCAAGCAAATCACGCTCGATCATTTTCGTGGCATATTCCCACCTCGCCTCTGCACTCTGGATGCCCATGCGAGAGGCTTCTTCGATGTACGTCTGCGCCGCCAAACCTTCGGCGGTGGGCGTCTTCCCGTCCGCCTCGTACAGCCAGTCGGCGTTCTCCTTCTCCAGCCCGGAAACGTACTGGTGCTGCTGCACCTCCTGGAACTGGCTCTCCACGATCTGCTGGGCCTGACGCTGGGCGATCTCCTGGATCATCGGCCCCAGCGCCTCCTCCGGATTGGTGAGGAACTTCTGGGCGAAGTCGGCCTTGTACTTCTGGTACTCGTACAGGGCGTGCTTGGCGTCAAGCGGGGCGTCACCGGAAATGACCTCACGCCCGTTCTCGTCTTTCACGAGGTACTGCTTGTACGACTCGCGGACTTCCGGCGGGCTCCACCACTTCTTCACCGCCTCTGCGGCAGTGGTCTTCTGGAGAGGCTGCTGGGCGGCGGGTTGCTCTCGCTGGGAGGAGAGCCATCGCTCAAAGGGCTCTCGGTTCTGGAGGTACTGCTGGGCGTATGGGATGTACTGCTGGTACTGCTGGAGGGCTTGAGTTGCGGCTTTCTCCCGCTCCATAGAGGCATAGAGGCGGCGAGCAATCGCCAAGTCGTCCTGCCCCTGGAACTCATCGAGATTCTTGAAGGCGTCCCAGACCGACTGCTGTGGAGCCGGTGCAGCAGCCGCCGCAGGTGCAGTTTCCGGCGTCGAGGGGGCACTGGAGGTGCTTTCAGTCGAGGTGTCTGGCGTGGAGTCTACGGATTCGTCAATGACTGCTGATTCGTCGGACATGATTGCCTTTCTCTACGGCTGCACGGCCGTCGGAGCGGCCTGCAACTTGCGTGACATGCGATTGCGGACCTGCTCCAACTCGCCAAGCGACCCCCGCTCGGCAAGGTCATCATGTGCCTGCTGCTGCGCTGTAGATAGCCGCTCGTTTTCGCCAAGTGCGCGATGCAACTCGGCGCCCGCCCGACGGCTGCGATCTACCTGCTCGGGCGACTTGTAATCAAAATCGACGCCCGGCTTGCCGCCGCCAGCCGCATACTGGCGCCACGAGCGGCCCGGCTCGCCGCCTAAAGCCCCCTGCATTCCTGCGTCAAACGCCCACTCCTGGCCGGCGTCTCTGGCAAGCGCGGCCGACACAGCCGGCACTGCCGCACGGCCAGCCTTCGCCAGCACCCCCGCGCCTCCAGCGAGCGTGAGTGCTGCACTGGGGTCAATCCAGCGAACCAGATTCTCGCCCGTGTCGGCCAGCCATCCAGGCGGAGCGTAGCCTGTCGTGCGATACCACCGCTCCGATGCCATCGGCGTATTGGAGTCGTAGACTTGGTTCTGGAGTTCGGCAATTCTGCGGCTGATGTCGCCAGACGAGGGCCGCGATCCGACCGGGAAGTCTGCAACGCGGGAGGGCATGGTCGTCCTGTAGTGCTGCGTGGCTGCGTGTCGAGCGCGAGCCCTGTCCCATGCCTCTTGGTCTTGGAACGCCCGAGCAATCGGCAGCGCCCATCGGACGTGCGCAGGAGCAAGGGCGTCTGCCTTGCTGGAGTCCGCCGGCACACCGGCCTCGCCACCTGCTGAAGTGAGAATCGCTTCGGCCGGGATTTCTGCCCAAGTAAAATACGATCCAGTGGGCGTCTCTGGGTCCGCCACAGCATTCAGCAGGGCATTCTGCCAGCCGCCCCAGCGTTGATACCCGCCCTGCGGCACGGAGAGCGGCTCCCCGTACACCCCTCCAGACCGAGCCAGCCGTTCGCCGGAGTTGCTGTCGTAGAAGCGAATCGCGTTCGCATCCAGCATCCTGCGTGGCGTCCGCATCCGCTGCGACTGCTCTTGCGACTCCAGTTCGCTCCCCAAGAAGTCCAGGTCGCGGCCGAAGTCCTGCATGTATTGCTGGGAGCGAGGGTCCAGCAGGTGCATGGACGCAGCACGCCGCTGCCGCACTTCTTGCGGCGACTTGCCTTCTGCGGCGTACTCCGCCCTCGCCGACTCGCGCGCCTCTGGATTTTCCCACGCACTCAACTCGCCGCCGTCATTTCCAACGGCAGTCCGCATCTGGGCCTGCATGTTGATGCGATCAATGGCCTCCTGGAGCGTGCGGTGCGGGGCAATTCCGTGCCGCCTGTAAATCTCCCCGCGAATGGCATCCGCCCGCTCCATGCCCAACGCACCCGGCTGGGCGGCAGGGTTGGGCTTGGGGCGTGAGGCGAAGATCGCGTCGATGCCCGCCTCGTTCAGTCCAGCCATATCACCGTGTCTCCTTCAAGCCAGAAAGCACGCCGGGCTGCTGCTGTTGGGCGGCTCCAGCCCCGATCAGTGCAGGCACGGCCATGATGCGAACCGCATTCCGCAAGTGATGGTCGGGGAGGACAAACTCCCGGTCGTGATTGCGGGAACTTCCAGAGAACGGCGTGTTGCGGACGTTGTATTGCGGCAACTCGTCGGCAGGCACGTCGATTCGGTAGATCGGCGCCTCCAGGTCGTTGTCGCCCACGTAGTAGTCCAGTTCGTGCGGGGCGTCTGTTGCCCACCGCCCTGCTGCGCCGGGCGGGTTGGGATCGAACTGATCCTGCATGGCATAGTCCCGCGAGCGCTTCCACTCGGCATACGGAACCTGCTGGCCCCACATGTTCACCGTTTCCGGCGGCTTGTAGTTGAGCGCGGTTTCGCCAACGCGATAGGTCCGCACGTAGCCCTCTGAGGGAGGCTCGGCGGCACCGATGCGGCGAGTCAGTTCATCGAACCGCTGCTGGTGCAGGGGGTTCCCTTTGTGGTATCCGCCCACAGATCGAGGCGGGGCAGGAACGGGTGCGGGCGGGGCTGGAGCGCGGACTTGCTCCGCCAACTCCGCCACCTTAGAGGCCCGCCCCAGACGGGCGGCAGCGAGCGCAGCGGGTGTTGCCATAGAAATCCCTCACGGGATTTATGGCCGCCTACTTCGCCAACAGGTACAAACCCACGTTGGAGAAGGCGTACCCCAAGTAGGCGACCCCCATGCCGGGATTGCCCCGCCAGAACTGCTCGGCGGAGACGTAGGCGTAGATCAGCCCCGTCAGTGCTATCAGCCATCCGCTCATTCGTCGTACGGGTAACCGTCCTCCGGGTCTTCGGTGTACGGGCCGGGCTCCGCGTCCTCATGGAACCAGGGGCGTACGTCGGGGTAGGTGGCTTGTGTCACTTTTCGACAGTTTCCGTGCCATCGCTCGGCGGGGCCGGGAGCGGCATCCAGTTAGTGATCCCGAATGAATCCACATCGTCATCGTCCATGCCGCAGAACCGCCACATCACCCCGTCATGCGATGCCATCTGAGCAAGGCGAATGTCTTTCGGAAACGCTCTTGTGACAGCCAAGACGGCGGCATGCACTTCCGGCAGCCGCTCCGTCACCGGAATCCAGCGCGGCACTTGCTCCTCCAACTCTTCGATCTCGGCGTGCATCCTCCGCTCCTCTGGCGTGCAGTCGCAGTTCATGGGCTTCTGGTCGCAGATCGGGCAATACATCCTACTTCTCCTCTACGCTCACAGAACCAAGCGATGCAGCGGACGAGACGCTGATCGCCAGCGTTCTCACTCATCGACACTAACTGCGGCGCCTTCAACGGTCGGCTCATTGAGTTCATAGGCCGGAACATCAGCCTCCACCCACCGAATCTGTTTGTCGCCGTCGTTTCCTTCCATGCACTCATACGCAATGTTGGCGGCTTCGCGACCAGCGTTCTGCCAGCCGTTTGCGGAATAATTGCCATCCTCCGACACGCACACCGCTATGCGAACCCGAATCGTTTTTGCTTCGCTCATTGCCTGTCTCCTGTTCTTGTGAGAACCACGCGATGCAGCGGACGAGCCGCTGATCGCTGGCGTTATGCGGTCGGGTACTTCTTCTGAAACTGCTCGTACGTCATCGCGTCCCCTTGGCCGCCGACGCCTGTTGCGATGAATGACCCGCGCGATACCCGGATGGATTTCACGCCCTTCAACTTCTTCCGGCCGGTGAACTCGCGGTATCTGATTGCTGACCAGCCCTTGCCTTGGCAGTGGATGCAGACCACAGCCTCCCCTTCGCCTTCGCACATGCCGCGATACAGGCCCGCCCCATGGCATTCGTCGCACTCACACTTGATGTCTGGCATTTGTCCTCCTGAGTCAACCGCATAACCAGCGGATGAAGCGGACGGCGGGGCCGCCGCTGATCCTGCGTGTTCTCAGCCCAGCCGTTGCAGTATCGATTCAACAGCCACCCTATGCGGCTCATACATGATCGTCGGAAGCATCCGACGGAGCGCCTCCCGCTCCGCGTCGGTGAGCGTGGGCTGCGGCTCGCGGTAGAGCGACTGCACTGCCATGTCGCCCGCAGCAACCATCTCTGCGTCAGGCCGGTGCAGAAAAAAGTCCGCGTGGTCAGTCCACTCAACCATCCACGCCACCGGCTGAGAACCACGCGATGCAGCGGACATATCATCTACCTCGTCTGCCATGGTTGCTCCTGTGTTCGATGCCGCTGATCGCTGGCGTTCTAATTGGTCCGCTCAAGCAGGCCGTCGATCACGGCGGCGACCTCCACACTGTCGGCAAACCGCCCCGCGAAGTAGTCTTCTCGCACTCGCCGCAGCACCTTCCTCAGCGACTCCCGCTCCTCGTCGGTGGGCCGCAGGCGTGCGACCTCCGCCTCTAACTGCTGCACTCGCTCCATCGCCTGGATTAGTGCATCCAGATCGTCAGGCATCATCGGCGGCACAAGATCACTCATGTCTGTCTCCTTTACGTTGAAATCACGCAATCACTTCCTGTCGATCACCTTGCGTAGCGTGTCGGCATCCCGTCGCCGCTCGTCCCCCAGTTGCTCAAGCCTCTCGCGCAGAATGGAGTTCACGCCGCGCAGCCGCCATATCTCGTCTACCAGCGGATCGGCGCCGGTAGCCCAATGCAGCAGCCACGCCGATCCAATGAACGACGCCGGGATGAGTACGGCCAAGGAGAACCACGCATACCAAGGCATTTCGTTAGGCATTTGTTGTCCTCTCCAGAAGGCCGTCCAGCACCGCCGCTATCTCGTCGCACGCCACATCGCCAACGTCGGCGTAGGCGTCGCGTACTTCACGCAGGACGAATCGCTCCGCGTCGGTCAGCGTGAACGGCGTCAGCGAGCAGTGAAGCGTAGTGCGGCCAACAACGTGGGGGCAGGTCTGCGGGGTGCGGTAGAGCGGGACGACCTCCCCGTCGTTTTCGTCCGCTGCCGCGTCGGCGTGTTCGCGGTGCAGCGAAACCATCTGCCATTCGTCGGAGTGTGCCAGCCACGCCACCGGATCCTGTGTATTGTGCCCCCGCCCACCCGCCGCCTCGCCGGTGCCGGGCCGCGTAACGTCTAGGGGCCGCCCCTCGCCGCTTCCATCGCTGGAGGCCGGTGGCTGCGCTATCGCAGGCGAGGAGCCATCTGTCTCCACGCATGGTGGAGCAGTCTGATTGCCGGTGCCCAACACGGGTCGCGTCACGGGTTTATCAGTCCCGCCGCTGCCGCGTCCTTCAGACGCATGAACGCCTGTTGGCAACTGGACTCTCGCCGCCGGCGCGGCGTCATGTTCGGTTCGCTCCCGCTCGCGGAGCATGGCGTCGGCCCAGCGGTAGGCAGCCGTGAGTAGGTGTTCCCACTGCAATGCAGTTGGGTACTGATTGGCCTCGTCTGACAGCAGCCCGGTCAGGGCCGCAGCGGCGAAGTGGTCACGGTCTGTCATGTCTTGTCCTCCTCGTTGGCCCACAGCATTGCGGCCTTCTCGTCCCAGCAGTCAGCCCGTCCCATGTCGAACCAGTGCGGGAAATGTCGCAGCACAGCCCGCGCCTCTTGGCGAACCTCCGTGCGGATCCCCTTGATGCCGCCCTCCACATAGACGTTGGAGAGCCGCACCAGGAAGTCGCGGGCACGGAGGACCGCTAGCGTTCGTTCACACGGGAGGGTCATGGCCACCTCGGGTACAGGAGGCAACCTTCATTGGCGTAGCCGTTCATCACTTCGATGGCGGAGATCCGCGGGAACTCCTTGGCCATCTCCTTGGCAATGTCCTCGCCAGGCAGCATGTCCAGCCGCTGGCGGTGGGCTGCCACCCAGGCTTGCATCTTGGCCATGTCATCGCCGTGCGTCGGGCCATGCTCTTTCCTCTCAACCCAGGTCCGAATGACATGGTTGAAGGTGCGGAACTTTAGGATGTTTTCCCAGATCACTTGTTTGCCAAACATTACATCTCACCCCATGTGCTTACGAGTTTTTGCTGGAGCCTTTGCAGCTCGGCCTCCAGCGTCCGGATGCGTCTTCGCAACGTATCGTTCTCTCTCTTCAGTCTCTCCTCCTCCTGCAAGGAAGGCTTCGGTTGGTCCATCTACTAGGTCCAGATAGGCGTGCGGGTACAAGAGGTTGATCAACGAATCGGCCGTACGGAGGTGCGCTTTCGGGGCGACGAGGACCGGCACCTCATGCCCACGGCCGCGGTCAAACGTAACGGCCTCTGTCCAGCTCTCGTCACGGTCCAGGATGGTGAGCCACACCCACTTGCCAGTGGGCTTCGACAGGTACACGTAGATGAGGTTCTGCGTGGACTCCATCTCAAGGCCGCGCAGGTCATCGACAAAAACCGTGTCGTAGGGATAGGACTCCGGATCATCGAACGACAGGCTCCGCTCCTTGATCTCAATGGAGAACAGCCCAAGGGCGTCAGGGGTTTCAACATGTCCAGTTTTCCTGCAATGCTGTTTGACAACTATCTTCTTGCCGTGAGCGACCGACCGTCCGCTGGTCCGCATCGCCTCCACCCATTTGCGTTCGGCCGCCTGGCCTTTAACGAGTGCCGACTGGAATGAACGCATAGTCGTTCCAAAAGGAGTAGACATGCATGGCAACCGGCACGCGCGGCTGACCAACCATGCAGCCCTGGATCACACCCGCAGCCCGCAGCTCCGCCGCGCGCTTGTACAACTCCTCCGGGGGCACATCGTCTCGCTGGAGCCCGCATTCCAGGAACTCCAGGCGTTCCGGGATGGGCTCGTTCGCCTTTATCTCATCCGCGTTGTCGCGGACGGCCTTGGCCCAACGATTCGACCGGGAGAAAATCTCTGCGATGTCGGCGTCATCCAAGCCCCAGTCACGCATGACCACCAGGGCCAGACGCTCGGGCGACGGCATGTAAGTCAGCCGCTTCAGCAGCCGCACCGCACCCTGGGTCTGCGGGCCCAGCAGACCCAGGATCCTGGCCACGTAGGACGCCGGCTGGCCGTTCACCAGACACCGACGCTTCAGCTCGGGGGCGTGAGCCAAAGCATGCCGCAATACGACGCCACAGTCTGCGAAACCAACCATCTTTCCTCTCCTCCTTGATGAAAGTTGTGGGGAAAACGTGATCCACATCGAAGTAATCCAAGACCTCCTGGAGCGTGTCATCCAGGAGAACGTCAGGCCGTTTGCTTGCCATGTCTCCTATCCCTCTCCTTGCGAAACAGACTGCTCACCCAACCTTTGGTGTTCACTGCGGCCCACCGCAGATACCAATCAGGCAACGTGTTGAGCGTGCGGCCGGCGAACTTGCCTTTCAGCGGGTTCACATACGTTCCGACGCACCGCTTGCCCGAGCCGATCTGCACCTCCTCGGAGAACAGACGGCCCGTCGCTTGGCCCTGCATCCGCTTGCGGCGGGCTTCGATGTCCTGGGCAATCAGCCGGCGCTCCAGTTCCTGCTGGGCCAGGGCGTCGATCTGCTCCTGGGTCAGCGGCTCGGCGGCTTGAGCGGCAGCCTTCTTGATGACCTGGCGCACTTCCTTGTCGGCCGTGCAGAACATGTCCACGGCTGTGACGAGTCGGTGGTCCAGGCTTGCATCAGTGCAATCGACAATCTTGAAACGTGGCTTTCCAGATCCTGCGATCCGTGCAATACGGCCGGATGGATCCGAGCCTTCGTAGTCCACAACTCCGGGGAGAGGACGAGTGGCTCGTCCCACGCATTGCAACCAGAAAGATCGGGACTTTGTGGGCCTTCCGAGGATGAGGGTGGCGGTCGGCGGATGATCGAAGCCAACGGCCACAACTTGGCAATTGACAAGAACCTTCGCCTCTCCAGTCTTAAATCGCCGGATAGCATCTTGCCGTTCCTCCTCGGGCTGGGTGCCGTACACATAGACCGCAGGGATGCCGTAGTTGTTGGTCAGGTAGTGGCAGACACCCTTGGCCGAGGCGACCGATGGCGTGAACACAACGGTCGGCCCCTCCATCTCTTCCTGGGTAATCAGGGCGATACGGTGGAGGTTGGCTTCCTTTTCCACGGCCTGCTGGAGCTGCTTTTGGTTGAAGTCATCACCCGAGACAGTGACTCCAGACAGATCCAATTCCTGAACGCGGGCCAGCTTGCACACATAGGGAGCCGACCACCCCTGTTCGATGGCCCACTGAACATCGCGGTTGCAGATTTCATGCTCGTAGAAGTCCCGCATCGCCGTCCCGTCCATGCGGAAGGGAGTCGCAGTGAACCCTGCGACCATCGCCCCACGCTCCTGGAACCAGCGGAACATCTCCAGGCAGGCCGGCGAGAATTGAAGGTGGGCTTCGTCCACAATCACAAGCCGGATGTCGGTGAACTTCTTGTAGCGGCCACGGATCAGCGTCTGCTTGCACCCGACGATGACCTTGGGGCTCCACCACTCGTCCTCCTGGGAGCGGTACTCGGCCATCTCCATCCCGGGATCGGCGCCCGTGATGTCGCGCACCTTGTCCACGGCCTGCCAGACCAGTTCCCGGAGCGGGGCGAGGATGAGCGTCCGGCCAGAGATGCGTTTGGCCGTCTCAACGAACACCACCGTCTTCCCCGCCCCGGTGAACAGGCCCGTCAGCGTAGACCGAACCCCATCTGCGAGCGCACGCAGGTGAGCGTCTACGATCTCGGATTGGTAATCACGCAGTTGCATGGCTGTTGTGTGTGAAAGAGAAGCCCTGGGCGGAGTCGGAGGTTCTCCGCCCAGGGCGGGCGCGCGCCTCTTGTCAGGCGAAATCCCCTGCGTACTCAGGCTCGGCCTTGGACTTGCTGCCGCAGAGCTGGAGCGTCCGGACCTTCAGCACAGCCTTGCTGCGCTGCTGCCCGTCCTTCTCCCACTTCTGCGTCTGGAACTCCCCTTCCACCAGCACGGGCGTTCCCTTGGTCACGTAGCCGATGGCGCCGTTTGGCTTCCACCACTCGCAGTCAAAGAACTCCACGCTGTCCTTGTAGCCATTGCAGGCAATGCCGAACTTGGCAACTTCGTTCTCACCGACCTGGCGAATCTCGGGATCCTTGGTCACATTCCCGAGAGCAACGAAACGCTGGTAACCCATGATCATTCCTCCTTGTTCTTCCAGACCCTGTTGAACTCCGACTCACAACGCTTGTAGACCTCCGGAGCCACGGCCTTTTCCTTGGCCCGCAGCCGGACGGTATCCAGATGCTTCTTCGCCGTGGCCTCGTCCTTGGCCTCTGCGATGGCCTTCTTGGCCTCGGCTTCGTACTGCATGGTCTTGGCGTGATTGGCAGGCTGTGCCTCTGCAATCGCCACGCTCTGCCCATCGTCATCCGCCTCGCCGCTGAACCCGCCAGCCAGGGCCATGAGCAGCGTCCGCTTGGCGTAGGTCATGGCAGCCCCAAAGGACTGCATGTCGCTCTTGCCCATCAGCAACGGGGCGATGCCCGTGATGTACTCGCCCGACAGGTGTCGCAGCGTGCCCATGACGATCCACTGACCGTTGACCACGCCCGGCCGGAAGTCCGGAAGAGCGATGCCGTTCTTCGTCAACGGTCCCCGCAACGCCTCGCAGCACGCCGAGTAGGAGGCGAACTTGCTGCGAAAGTGCGGGTTGGCACTGTCGAACTTCACCACCGGGTAGTCGGCCTGGGCGGCTGCCAGGGCCTTGGTCAAATGGCCGGTCGCAGGCGAACTGCTCGGGCCCAAGATGTCGTTGTTGTCATTCATATGATCACCACCTCCTCCTGCTTGCCGCGGGCCCAACGCGGGATCTCCATCTCCGTGATCTCGCCGTGATCAGCGGGCATGTAGATGCCGGTCGAACGACGCAGCCGAACCTCCTCCATCACGCTGACCAACCGCTGGCCAGCCTCCTCCACCAAGTCATCAGGCAGATGGAACACATGACACGCATAGGGCGGCATGGTCTGAACGAAGACGAACGGCATGCGGAACGGCTGGTAACCGACCTGTTCCGCACCGCGGCAGTACAGCCACTGCTGCTCCGCATAGCCGTAGTCAAAGACGCTGCGGTACAGCCGGTCCCAAGGAGCCGATGTGGTCTTGAGATCCCACCACAGTTCCGGGGTCACGCCGTCCGGACGCACCTTGAGAAGGTGTCCATGCTCGTCCTGCCAGAAGACTGACAACTGCGTCTCGGAGGTCTGGTCCATCAACGCTTTGGCGGCACTGTTGGCCTCCATGTTTTCGACCATCTTGCGATAGACCCAAGCCTGGTCGGCCGTACAGCAGATGCCCGTCTGGGCCGCCTCCCACTCCCGGTATGCCTTGGTGCTGCGGGAACCGTTTGCCCCCAGCACCTCATCCGGCGGGATGCAGACCAGGGAGTCGAAGGTCTTCCCGGCACACAGCCCCATGACGATCTCATCGAACTCCCCGCCACGCTTGGTGGCCGAGTTGCCCGTGAACAGGGGATAGCCCTGGTCCAGCCACTGCTGGGCCTCGCCGCCGCCCTTGAGGACAGCTAGCAGGAATGACCGGCTGTCGAACGCCTTGAGCGAGTGGTAGGCACTGCTCGCCATGCCGATGACCTTCACCGGCCCGTTAGAAACATCGATGTCCATATGTACACCTCCGAGGAAAAAAACAGCCCGTCCGTGGGCGACCGTCCGATCCTTCAGCCCTTCCGTGGGCGGAGCCTCCTGAACGCTTTGCCAAACTGTCCGGCGACAAGAAGGCCGAGACAGAGTTCCATTTGGTGCAGCCAGACGAGGGCTGCGAGAACGGCCAGATAGACCGTCTCTAAGATTGGCTCAACTCGCTCAAGCAGTGCGAGGAGCGACGGGCCGCTAACCAACTGAGCTAGTTGCCCGAAGCTCTGGAAATACCCCTTATGCTGGGGCGCCCAACCGTGCGAGGCACCGCGGCAATTATCCCCGGCGGGAGATACACCATGACTTTGCTGGAGCTTGCTCGCCTCTACCACAACCGCGTGGGAGGATCCACAGGATACCTGGAGCAACTGGAGGTTTTCGTCAGGCGACTGGACTGGCAGGCCAAAGACTTGCATCCCGACCGCATCGACGCCTACCTGACGGACGCCCTGAAGCATCTTGCTCCCTCCACCGTTCGCAACCACAGGAAAATGCTGCGTTGTCTGCTGCATTTCGCCGCCTCCGAGCGACTTGTGGACGCCAGTATACTCAGGCCACTCAGGCGTGTCAAGCAGATTCCCCCAAACCCGAGGGCGTGGAGCCATGCGGAGATTCGTTCGCTTCTGGCGGCAGCCGCGAATCTGGCTGGTGGGCGCAAATGCCCGCGAGCCACGCTGGCACGGGCGTGGATCCTGGTGGCTTACTCCACCGGCCTGCGTCTGGATGACTTGCTTTCGATCAGGCATGACCAAATCCGTGGCCAACGTCTCTGCCCCAGTCAGCACAAGGTGGGATGGCCCCATGTCTGCTGGCTGGATGACAATGCCCTGGCAGCCATACGACAACTGCCGATCCTTGGGCCGCGTATCTTTGGCGACCTGATCTGCCGAGACAAGGTGATGGCCCTGATGCGGCAGATCCGAAAGGCTGCCGGACTGCCTGGCAGCACTAAGTTTCTGCGGCGATCAGGGGCGACCTACTGCGAAATCGCCGGGAAAGACGCCACTGGACACTTAGGACATAGAAGCCCTGGCATGAAGGCGTACTACGTGGACAGGCTCTTGCTGGCCGAGGAGAAGCGGCAGGAACCTACGGCGCCACCGCTAGAACTGGTTGAGAGCCCCTAGCATCTCTAGCGGATCCGCGGCCATCTTCTTCTTCTCGCGGGCTCGCTTTGCCGCTTCGCTTTGGATGATCTTGTACAAGAGGTACAAGTCCTTCTGCTCCTTCGGCATGGCCCGCAGCACATCCTCGGGGACCGTGATGTTCTCATAGGTCCGGACGCCGGGCGTTGTCTCCAGGATGCTGTTGAGCATGTCCCGAGCAGCCTGCCGCTTGGCCCGATCCTGGTCGATGTCCGTGAGCTTGGCACCAGCCAAGAGGTTCCATGCTGCCTTGGTGTACTTGTCTGCCGGGGCCAGACGGTCATCGGTGAACTGTCGGTACATGCCGAGGGCACGGGTGCCGAACGGCACAAAGTTGGTGACCACCTGCTCCAGCGGTCGGCCGATCTCACCGAAGTCCCGCTCCAAGACCGAGTACAGGTCGGTGAGATCCCGTCCAGAATAGAGCTGCCGGTTGGTGAAATACTCAATCGGGGCTTTGATGATCGGGCTGGTCATGCCCAGCAGATTGGACCCGGTCTGGCGGATGGTGTCGGCAATCCGGGACGAGGTGGTGGCACCCACGCCGGGCGTGACGGTGTTGAAGAACGCCTCCCAGGGAGCGTCGATGCTCGTCAGGAACCGTTGCAGGTTGGGATTCCCCGAGCCCCACTCAGGCGGAAGCGGAATGGCAGCCGACCGCCGCAGATGCTCGGGAATGAAGTTGTCCTCGCTCGGCTCCGTGCCTCTGGTGACCGCACGGATCGACTGCCCCATCAGACCGCCGGGGCGATAGAGCGTGTTGTTGACGATGCTGGGGACAATGCCCTTTTGGAAACTATAGAAGGGCAGCGCCCGCTTCAGGCGGTTGCGCTCAAAGGATGTAAAAGCCTGTGGCGAATAGTCCACCTGGCTGAGACGCACCAAGTCGGCCGCCTCTCCGGGATCGACGCCCTTGCGCAACTGATTCAGGAACACGCCGCCACGCAAGGCATCTTCCGACACCGATCCAACGGCGTCGTTCAGCACCAGGAACGGATTGCGGTTCCGAGTCGGCGCCCGGTCCAAGATTCCAACGCCACGCAGGCTGAAGAAATCGTTGGCAAAGTCTCCCCAGGAGCGGCTTGGATTTAAGAACGCCCGACCTACGCTCTGGTCATTGCCAGCCCCCAGCCAGCCGCCGCGGATCTGCTGCTCGGGCAGGCCGCTGATATCGTCCAGGATGTTGCCGCCGCCGATGCGATTAGCCGCGGTCAGGTCTTGGAAGCGGGCGACACGCTGCGCGGGGGTTAGGCCCTGGAAGCCCGGGGCCCTGGCTAGCCGGCGGGCCACTGCGTCGGTGTTGCCCATCGACGCTCGCAGCGCGGCCCACCAGTCCAGCGGATTGAAGGCACCGAACGTAGCGGCGTTGAGCTGGCCAGAATAGGTATTGCGGGTGTGGAACGCTGGGCTGGCGAGGGCACCCACCTTAAAGGCGTTGGTGAACCCATCCAGCAGGCCGACCATCCCACGCTCGGCATCGCCAGCCTGCGAGGATTTGACCACCGTCCGCATCTGCTCAACCAGCCGCTCGGGCACGGCAAGGTTGGTGATGTCGGCGCCGAACCTCTGCTGCCACACTTGCCGCAGGTTGTCAGGATCGAACCCAAGGCGGCGAGCGGCATCGGTGAGTTGCACCATGCCATCCGCCAGCCCGTTTGGCCCGATAACAGCAGTGGCCGCTTCCAGCCGCGGGATCAGCCGCTCGGCATTTGCCACCACGCGGCTCTGGCCACGCTCATAGCGAGACAGGTTCGTCCAGCCCGGGGTGTCGAAGATGCCCGTCCCGGTCTGCGCAAACTGCTGGTCGGAGCCGCGCAGCAAATTGACGAGCTGGTCCTGCCTCCTCTGGAGCGACCGCGTGGCCTCGGCCATCATCTGCTGCTGGGCCGGTGGGGCGGCGTTTTGGTATGCAGCGGACGCCTGGAGGTTAGAGATATCCTCCCGAAACGGACGGGCGATCCCGAGTTGATCGAAGGCATCGTCCAGCAGGTCGCGGGCCGGGATCTGGTCAGCGGCAATCAGGCGCCGCTGGAGATCGGCCGCATCGAACGGCAGGCCGGCAGGTGTTCCTGGTGCCGACTGGAGCGCCCGGCCACCCGTCAGCAGGCGGAAGGTTCGCTGTCCGCCGGGGATGTCGGTGTAGTCCTGGCGGCTGCGGCCGAAGTTGTCGGCCGTATCCAGCAGCGTCTGGCTGCGGCCCCACGGCTTCTCCACGCGCCCCGTGGCATTGGGCCGCACGGGATCCATGAGTCGCTCAAACCACTTCAACTGCCGCGGGAAGAAACCAGTACCAGAAGAACCTTGCCAATCTCTGTCAGGCAGGCCAGAGGCGACGGCGTTTTGCCTCGCCTGCTGCACCGCATCCATGTACGTGTCCCGCACCCCGCGGAACTCGTCCACGTTCTCCAGCACCCAGTCGGCCACGGCATCGCCGCTGGTTCGTTGCATTGGTCCGTACACGCCCGCGGCAGACGGCACGGCAGACGATTCGACATAATCCACCAACGCACGCTGAACGTCGGTGCTGTTGAACCGACGCAGCGAGTCGGGGATCGCAGCCGGGACGTTGGCAGCCCCAGCGGCACGCATGCCAGCCGCCACCTCCTCGGCGTCCACTCCAAGCACTTCGCGGAGCTGCCGCTGACGAAGGAGTTCTCTCGCCTCATCCGCCCGCGAGGCGTTCATCTTGGCAATGCGAGAGTCCCACTGGAGGTCGGGATTCAGCGTTCCGCCTGACGGGGCGTGGAATCCGGCGTACAGCGCGTTGACCACCGGGGCGGTGTAGGGGTTTCGCTTGGACGCTTCGCCCAGGGCATCCAGGCCGGTGGCAAGCCGGTTTCCAAACTGCTCGCCAAAGACATCGGTGCTGACTCCGATGTTGGTGCCGGGGATCCTGACATCCATGAGCCTGGCGGCGCTGCCTGTCAGATCGTTTGGATCGACGCCATATCGCCGCGCCTGCTGTTGCCAGCGAGCAAGCGCCTCAGCCCGCGCGGTTGGGTCCGCGATCTCGTCCAACGCCTGCGCTGGCGTGATGGACCGCATGTAGCTGCGCACGCCGCGGCCTGCCGGGCGCCCAGCGCCTGCCGCTGTCCCGGCCCATGCCTGCTCTGCCGCGTTTCGTAGAAGGCCCGTCGCCTTCATGGCCTTGCCAGTCTGTGTCAAAGCCCCGCGGCCAAGGATGGACAGAGGGTTGGCCCAGGTGAATGGATCCAGAAGCACCTCGGCGGCGAGCGATCCGGCGAAGTTGCCCCACGTATCCTTGTTGCCGATCATGCCATACTGCCGCAGCAGTTCGCGGCCAGTGACACGCTCCTCAGAATCCCCAAGAAACGACAGCGGCTTACCCGCCAGCACGCCACGCACCAAAGCCCCAGGCGTATCGAACAACCACCCGGCAGTGGCTAGACCGGAAGACCCAACCTGTGCCAGGGAGTTGAGCAGGCCGCTCTTCTCCTCCTGCGGCATGAGGTCGGCAATAGTCGCCCGCCGACGCAGTTCTTCCTCGGGGTCATCGGAAGGAAGAAGCCCGAGCTTTGCCTGCTCTTGCAACAGGCCATACGGATCGTAGAGGTCGAAGAGTGGAGACTGGGCCATTCGCTACCGCAGATCGGAAGGCATGGGCTGCCAGAAGTCCCCGAACCAACCGCCGCGGCCGCCCGACCAGCCTGATGAGTACCCCCATCGCTGGATCAGGTCGCGGCGATAGGCCGGATCAGCAAGCGGCGACTTAATGCCGAGCAGCTCCGCTTGGCGCGCCAGGCCGAGGAGTTCGTCGTTCATGGCCGTAGCCTCACGCTCGCCAAAGCCGCCACCGGGGAGGTACTGGAAACGGTCGGATCGGCCGGCAATATCCTTCAGCGCATCGGATGCCTCTTGGCTGTCGGGCCGCCCAGTCATAATGTCGTACAGGCCGGGAGACTGCTGCTTGTATGTCAACTCACCAAGTTGCCGCCGATCCGCGGACTCCTTGGCGGACTTCTCATCAGCGGCCTTGGCCGCCGCCTGCGTCTGCTGGCGCTGCACATCATTGGCGTCAGTGGCCATACGCTCGCGCGTCCCCCATTCACGCTCGCGGCTGTCGGCCTGATTTTGGGCGTCCAAAGCCCACTTCTCACGCTCGGTGCGCATGCGCTCAAAGAACTGTTCGCTCTCACGCTCCATGGCGGCGCGGCGTTCCTCACGCTCGGACCTGCGATCCTCCATGTTGGCCGCATGCTCCTGGGCACGGGCTTCGCGGTCGGCTGCGGCAATTGTCATCTGCGCTTCAATGGCCTTGAGCCGCGCATCGCCGGCCGGATCCTGCCGCGCCGCATTGGCGGCCTCAACACCCAGCGGCGTAGGCCCAAAGTTGATCGGACCACCAGGCCGGTTGGCGTTCAGTGCGGCGTTCTGCTGGTTCATAATGGAAGAACGCATGGCATCGTCCATGCCTGGCAGAGCCAAGGCGCCCGCGTAGTTGCCTGCCCGCATCATTACCATGGCACGCCACTGGAGGTCGCGGGCCTGTTTGTCAGCCTGACGCTTTTGGGCGGCGGCAAGACGCAGGTCGCCGTCCGACATGTTTGTGGTGGCCTCGGCATCCTGACTTAGTCCGGCTTCACGCGCCCACCGCGGCCGGCTGACGGCGTCGGTGTATCGCTCGTCCGCGGCGTTCAGAAGAGCGCGGGAAGCCTGGCTGCCGGCTCCACCCTTGGCGGCGTCGATCTCCAGCGCCCTTCGATTTTCGTTGGCGCTAGTCTGGTTGGCGAAATGCGGAACGTACACCTGCCCCTGTTGGCGAGCCGCAAGCCACGCTTGGGCCTCGGACTCGCCGTACTTGCGCTTAATATTGTCGTACAGCGAAACATCTTCTTTCGCCTTAGATGCGGCCTGCTGTGCCGCAAACTCCTGCGGACGATACCGCTGCATCTCGTCAGGGTTGTCGGCCAGGAACTGGTCCCAGCTCGCCCGCTGCTCCGGAGTGCCGGGATCGACGGGCGTCTGTGGGTGTAGACCTGCCCGGCGAATCCGGCCCCGTTCGGCGGCCATGCGCGCGCTGTCGGCCGGTGCGCCGACTTCCGGCTCCATGGCAATCGGCGTGGCAGAGGCTTCTAGGTCGGCGGCGACGTTGGCCGGCTCGTTAGACCATCCCGGAAGAGCGCCACGGCGAGCCAGTTCCTGCTTGGCGGCTTCAGACAGGCCAGTGCCATCTTCGTTATTCAGGTAGCCCAGAAGCTCGTCGTTGCTCTTGTTCGCCAGCCAGCTCATTCCAACCTCACGTAGTGCTTGGGGACGTTCGCTTCTTGTATCCAGGCGTCGGGCCGATCACGCTCGGGCCACGCTTCGGCTTCCCGAGGAGTTGCGTGCGGCCCATGCCCTGACCACGCGGCGCCGGCTTGTTGCGGCCCTCGGCGTCAGCCAGAGCGAAGAGTTCATCGATCCGCCGCTTCACGGCCGAATACTCCGCTGAAGAGATATTGCCCTGCGAGGAGCGGATATTGAGTTCAGCCATCATCCGGCGGGCCTGGCTGCGGTAGTCCGATCCCTGGTTCTGGGCGATCTGCTGCTGGGAGTTCCGCTGGATGGAGCTGGTCTGCTGGTTCTGCTGTTCGACAGGCATGATCGCAGGCTGCGATCCATTGCGCCGGCCCTCGGCAGCCATCTCATACAACTTGTTGGCCTGGTTGATCAGAGCGATGGACTCGGGCGTCTGGCGACCAGCCTGCCGCTGGATGTCGTTGGCCCGAGCGATGAGCGCCCGGGCCTGGGCTGCGTAGTCCGGAGGCCCCTGCTTCACGGTGGGCTGCGGAATGCCGGGAGTCGCTTCCACCGTGGGCACAGGGCGAGACTCGGCAGCCAAGTCCGCGGTTGTCGATCCCTTGACAGATGGCGGCTTAAACGCATCTTCGGGAAGCAGTTGCGTGACACCGAGTCCAGCACCAACACTAGCAGCCAAGGACTTCCACGGAACCCTGGGCCCGCCATCAACTGGCCTCGGGGGCTCGGGCTGTCCGGCCCGCATGCCCGGGGACGGTCCACCGGTCAGCTCGTCGGCGGCCCGTGACGGCACGCCCGGGACTGGAGGCCGAGCGTCGGGCAGTCTCCGCGTGGGCTGCACAACCTCAAACGGCACATCGATGGCCGGCATGCTGGACGGCCCCATTGGCACGCCAGCCGTCGTTCCAAGCCGGCGCTGAGTGGGAGACGGCAGGCCGCGGAGCGGAGCCGGGATCATGTCCAGTTGCCTGGTCAGGAGCTGACCCGGGCCAGACAGTTGACCAGTGACGCCCGGTCCTGGACGGCCCAGCGGGATCAGCGAACGGATGTCCGGCTCCTGGGCGCTCGGGCCGAGCGGGAGTTCCATCTGCCGGGCTGGGCGAGGAGGCGGCGCAACGCCAGCGACGGGCGTGTCCATCACCCTCTTGGGTCGCCCGCGGCGGACGTTGTCGGCCTTGTTCACGGCGTTGCGGTACGCCTGCATGATCTCTTCGGGAGAAGCGGTGTCGATGCGAGCCGCGAACTCGGGGTCCAGCTCCTGAAGCGCGGCACGGATATTGGGATCGGGGCGCATGCCAGTCTGGGCATTGCCAGCCACGCGGTCTTCCACGCTCACCGGACTCTCCATCCGTGCCCGTGGGGCGGGAGAGTTCATCGCATCGATGAGCCGGGAGAGGTCGGCCGGCGTCATGTTCTCCACGTTGGGGATGGAGCGAAGCAGCGCTTCAGCCTGGTCGGGATCCACGCCCCGGCCCGACAGCCACCCCATCAACGCTTCAAAGCCACGCGCCTTGCCTTTAGCCATTCTTCTTCGCCTTCTTCTTGGGAAGGTCCGCCAGCTCACCGTCGCCAGGAAGATCGTCTTCGGCTACCTCGGGAGTGTTCGGCTTGCCGTGCATCTCCTCGTCCAGGTCAGCCAGGTCGTTCTTCTCAGCCCGCTTCTGGAGCTTGTCCAGGATCTTCTTCTCGTCACCGTCCTTGGCGACCAGGAGTTGCTTCACCATGCGCTCCAGAGCCGAGCGGTTGAGGTCACGGATGTCGAAGTCCATCTTCATTACATAAGCCCCGAAAGAGCGCCGGCCCGCTGAAGCTGGGCCATGGCATTGGCGTAAGCGTTCTGCTGCTGAAGCGCGCCAAGCGCCTGAGCAAACTGTTCCTGGCCCTGCTCGGCCGTCAGACCAGCCAGCGCGGCGGTGTTGGCCTGCTGGGCCTGCTGGCCGTAGGCGTCCGCAATGCCATCAGCCATAGCCGTGGCCGCCTTGGCCCCGGCATGCTGCCGCTGGCCAGCGCCGCGGGACATGCCCGGTCGGTCAAGCGGCTTGAGGTTGTAGCGCACATCACCAGCCGCGTGAGCCTGGGCCATTCCGGCGTTGAACGGGCTGGGGTTGGCACGGTAGTCATAGGACGGCAGCGGCGGCTGCGCCAGGTTGACGTTGTTCATCGAAATAGCCCCCCAAGGAGACTGCCAGCCAGAGAAGACTGGTACTGGTTTTGGAGTTGCTGAAGGCCCGCCATCTGTTGCAAGCCCTGGAGGGCAAGGCCGCGCTGGGCCTGCTGCTGGGCTACGCCGTACTGCATGTTGGCGTTGTCGGCCTCACGGGAGTAATCAGCCGCACGCACGCTGGCCGCCGCGTTGTAGGTGTCCTTGGCCGTCTGGTCGTACCCCGCGGGGGACTGCTTCTTCATGCCGGCCACCGCACCCGCACGCATCTCGTCGGAGATGGGAGGGCGGTACGCGAGCCTGGTGTCGTACGAAATCACTAGCCCATATCTCCAATGAAGCCCCGCCCGCTGGCGATGACTGAGGCGGGCGTGCCGGGCCGCCAAGCCTTCCTCGGCGCCTGCGGCCCAGTGATCCCAAAGGCGTTATGCAGATTCGTCATGGCGCCTTGCATCATCTGCCCGTACTGGTTCAGTTGCCCCAACGCACCGCTGTACCCGGAGTTCAACTGGTTCAGAACGCCACCAAACTGGGCACGGTTCGCTGGGTTGTTCTGCGTGGCATAGAACTGGTTCATGCCCATCTGCGATGCACCAAGCCCCTGGCCGGCGAGGGAGTGCAGGCCACCCAGAGTCTGGGAGAGCATCTGCTGCGGGGCGTACCGCGAGCTGTAATAGGCGCGGTCAAGCTGGTCCCGTCCGGAGTCGGCCTGCGACGAGATGCCACCGTCGCCCGACAGGATGTCGCGCCGCAGCGTGTTCAGGAACGACATTGATCCGCCCGGGGAAGACGAACCGCCAAACGAGCCCGATGAAATGGGCCCCGACACGCCCGTCGCAGAGAACCCCGATCCAGGGGCGTTCATGCCAGACAGCACTCCAGCCCCAGCCAGGGCAGCCAGGTTGTTGTTGCGGCCAGTGGCGTACTGCGAACGGGCCATCTGATTGGCGGCCTGCATGTCAGCCGCAGACTTTTGGTACGCAGCCTGGTTGGCCGCCCACGCCTGCATGGCGTTATTGCTGGCCCCACCAAACGCACTGAGGGCCCCAGCCCCGATGTTGGAGGCAGCGTTCTGGCGGGCCGCTTCTGCCATGGCATTGGCGCCGTACCAGCCGGTTCGCTCGTTGGCCATAGCACCGGCGACGTTGCCCAGTCCCTGTGCCATGCCGCCAAACGCCTGCCCTGCCGCGCCGGCGAACTGCCCGGGCTGCGAGTAGAGCGCGCCCAGCAGGCTCGCCTGGGCTTGAGCCCTCTGGCCTGCGGCCCCGTCGTTAAAGGAGGCGTACGGCTGTGTGGTGTTAAACATGCATATCCCTCACTGACTAATGTCCGTTTCAGGGCCGGATGACTACCTTCAGGTTGACCCCTAGTTTCCGCTCGTCTACGCGGCAGTATTCCTCGTTGAAAGTGGCCTTGCGCAGAATCTTTTTGTTCTGCGGCCAGCCGGTGATCTGGAGCGACCGTATTTGGCGCTCCAGCGCACGGACACGCCCGTCCAGGTTTATGAGCCAGTTGACAATGGGCCGCAGGTCGGCGTTGATTTCCTGGGTGATGTTGTTGATATTCAGCAAGAAACCAGGAATGCCATCCAAACCCCTGGCCCCCTGCGGGCCGGCTGGGCCATCAGCCCCGTCTGTTCCGGGAGCAGGGTCACCATTGATGGTCTGGACGGTGATGTTGTTGGCGACATGGTTTTCGGTGGTCAGGTTCTCGGTGTACGTATCACCCTGAACCGTGACCGCAGGAGCCGTGTAGTATTGGTTGAGACTCTGCTGGAGCACCGTCCGGAGATCGAAGTACGGCGACCCGTAGAACGTGCTGTTCCAATCGCCGGCCTGGTATCCGCCACCGCTCGGGGCTTCAACGAACCCCTGCGGTCGGAATAGGCCCGGGTAGTCGTTGGGGTTCCAGCCGCCGGCTGGCACCAGACCACCGGGAGGGGAGGCCAGGCCGTTACTGAAGGCCACTGGCCCCCGATGCTCCATCGGCTGGGTGCAGTTGAACAGGGATTGCGTCAGTGCCTGCTGGGCAGGACTGACCTGCCCCTGCATCGCCCTGTTAAACGCTGGAGCCGCGCGTGTCAGCATCAGCTTGCCCCCGCAACTGTCATGGAGTGGAGCTGCACGGTGCCCGTGGACTGCGTTCCAGACAGGGCAATCGCCACATGCCGATCACCACCGGCACTCATCTCGTCCACTCGGCCGGACATGCTGACGCGGGCGTACCCCGTCGCCTGGCCAAGAGCGCTGCGGTCGGAGGCCATGTTAAGCGTGGCGACTGACGAGCCGGTAACGACAGTCACGCCATCCCCGCGGTCGGCGGCAACGGCATTGGTGCGAGCGACGGTGGAGTTGTTGTAGTGCAGGCCAATCGCCAGCGACTCAGGCGTCGGCGTGTACAGTATGCCCAGCGAACGGTTGCCCTTCTCGTCCACCAACGGACGCGGAGAGCTGCGATAGAGCCACGGCACGGCGGTAGTGCTACCGGAAGTAGTGGCATCGACACGCCCGCCAGGCTGAAGGATTTTGCCTGCCTCGCCGCCGTACAGCACCGTCTGCCGCTGGCCAGCAACGGACGCAGCGGCATGCGGGAGCGCCTGCGGGAACGTCTCCTCCCACCACGCCTGCGTGGACAGCGAGTAGCACAGCGCCCGCTTGGGGTAGATCCCATCCGTGGACTGGCAGTAAAAGAACCGGATGACCCGCTCCTGCGGGCTGGCCTTCACATAGCAGTATTTGCGCTTGGTGAAGTCGATGATGCCGTCACGCCAGTAGTTGTCGATGGGGGCCGAGATGGCCTGCTCCTGTGACCCGTCGAAGGCGTAGACCCCATAGTCATCCGCAATAAACGCCACGCCCCCAAACACATCCCAGCACCGGGAGTTCATCGCCCCGCGGTAAGACACCAGCGTGATCGACGCATCGATGATCGGCTGACTGACATACTGCAAGCGGTATACATGCCGGTTCTGGGCAATCAGCATGGATCCGCCGAAGGGAATCAACGCCACAATCGCATCGGAGTCGATGGCGTTTTCCTGCACCACCAGCTCGTTGGATTCGGGCACCGACTCGGGCTCGTCCACCTCGGAGTAGTAGAGGCTGTTGGGCTTGCTGCCGGTGGTGTCCACGGCATACCAGGCCCGGTCCTGGAACATGCAGCCAACGGCCATGGTCTGCGGCGGCGGGTCGAACCGACGAGCGTTGACCTGGCCGCTGGGAAGGACAATCGGCATCAGGCCGTAGACGCTGCTGACGTTCGACGCAACCGTATTGCGGTCGGTGTCCAGCAGGTCCAGGTCCGTGAGGGTGTCCACGTAGGATGTGGTCGTAAACTCGCCTCCCACCTTGTCGATTCGGGCCACCCGGTACAGCACCACCGACTGATCGGCGGTGGTCCGCCACAACTCAATCGCATGCACCCGGCTCTCCATGCCTTGGTTGTTCAGCGACCAGGTGAGCGACTGGAGGCCAGTGGTGGCATCGATCTCCTTCAGTTCGGAGATGGAACTTGGGATCGGGCCGCCCTGAGACTCGGGCGTGTCATCCAGGTAGCGGATGCAGCACTGATAGATCCCTTTGATAGTGGGGGCGACCACTGCAAGGGCCTTGGCGCTGGTGTCAGCAATGGCTGCCGTGGGCGGGAGTGAGTATCGACCGCCCGCCAACACCGTCACGCCAGTGATCTGCCCGGCGGAGTTGATGGCGCAGGTCGCTGCCGCACCGCCACCCAGGTAGTCCTGCGGATGAGGGTAGAACGTGATGACGGGCGGAGACATATACCCCGTGCCAGAGTTTGCCACCGACACAGAGTGAACGGAATACTCTAGGATGGGCCTGGCCGACGCCTGCGTGGTCGCGCCTCCTCCGGTAAGCGAAACCGTCACTCCGGTGGCCGTGGCACCTGTCCCTCCCGCCAGAACATCGGCACCCACCACCACCTTGTCATCCGTGTCCACGCCAACAACAACATTGGCGCCCGTCAGGCCCTGGGTGTTGTGAAACGTGACCGTTGGTGCCCCGGTGTAGCCAGATCCGACAGAGAGGAACTCCAGGCCCACAAGGCTCCCTTGGACGTTGCAGGTAAACGCAGCGCTACTGCCCTGCCCGCCGACAAAAGACACCTGCGGGGCGGCCGTGTATCCCGTACCGCGGTCGGTTAGCCGCACGCCGCTGACCCGGCCGTTGGCGACCGTCACCACTGCCGCCGCTGACGTTGTCGCCCCGCCACCAGTAAACGCGGCCCCCGGGACGCTCGCGTAGCCATTGCCGCGGTCGATGACCTGCACTTCGGCAACGTAATACTTCTGCCCCGAGGTCGATCCGACAGGGGCGGCAAAGCTCGCCGGCTTAGAGATGCCCAGCGGTTCCAGGTATGGCGTCTCGCCGTCCCAGCGGAACCCACGGCCGTGGCCGTCCACGCCGTACATGTCATGCCGGCCTTTGAAGAACGTCACGGGCCGGGTGCCGGCGAACGACAGGACGCTAGCGGTGGCTGCTGCGGCGCCGGCTGAAAACGAAACGGTCGGGGCCGAGGTGTATCCCGTGCCGGCGTTGGTGATGAGCACGCTCTGGACCATGGTGCCGGCCATCTGGGCGACCGCCGCGGCGCCAGTCCCGCCGCCACCGGAGATGGTCACGGAAGGCGCAGAGCCATAGCCGCTGCCGCCAGAGCCCACCGTCACCTTGACCACCCCAGAACCAAGCTGCATTAGACAGCCCCCTTGGCAACATAGATCCCGCCTGCGGCGTTCTGGTAGACCAAGTGGCCTGTGGTGCTGTGCTGAAAGTGAAACATCTGCACAACGGCCGTGGTGGATCCGGTGTGCGTGGCGAACGACACGTTGGTCATGCCGCTGCGGACAACGACAGACCCCGGCACCAGGGCTTGCAGATTGACCTGCGTGGCCGCCGCAGTCGCAGGCACAGAGTAGGGGCTGGCGTTAGTGACCAGACCCTTCCATGAGTCTATGGTGATCATCCCTGGTCTGGCATGAGCGGGCTACGCCAGCCCCCGTAATGGTAAATCTGTCGGCTGCGACCGCTGAGTGGAGCGAGCTGGTCCTGTTCCATCGCCAACCTGAGATCCCTCTGGTACATCTGGAACATCTTGTCCACCGCCTGTCCGCGGATGCGTGCCAGCCAGTAGTCGCAGCAGCTATCCAGGGCGGCCTGCATGTGAGGTGCGACATCCATCGGGTCAGTGATCAAATACTTGGTCGAACCGGCCACCGTCCCAGAGTCATCGGTGGTCAGTGCGGTCGAAGACCCAACCGTAGCGATGCGGCTCTCGGACACCCACGGCGTCAGCGACTCAATCGGCCCCGGGATGTTGGTAACATCGCCAACACGCAGGATCGAACCCACCATCGCAGACGAGAAGGCAGTTCCCGTTCCGGTGACGGTGGCGGCGCTGCGGCTGATCGTCCCCTGACGCAGGGCTGCCTCATGGCCGGAATAGCGAATCGGCCTGGCAGTACGCCGGTAGGTGAAGTCGATGGTTTCCTTGGCGGTCGGCCATCCCACCAACTTGATCGCCCAGCTCGCACCGTGGGGGTCTTTGATCAGGGTCCAGTGGTAGGGCTCACCCGACGAGTTGCTCACCCGTTCGATCTTCATCGCCTCATCGGGGGTCACATACAGCCCAGACCACCAGTTGAACTCGTCGCTGGGCTCGTCCATGTTTTTGAAGTCGGACGGCAACGGGTAGATGGTGCGGAACAGGGTGAATGGTGACCCGGCCGTCACATCGATCCCAGAGAAGGCCGACTCCAGCGTCACCGCCGTGGCACTGGAATAGGAGGCGAGTGGATACGAACGGTCGCCTGTCCGGAGAGTCCAGTGTTTGGCGTTCGACGCCGTCACGCCGGCCGTGGCAAAAGACCCTCCAGTGAGCGTCACGGCTCCGGAGGACACTCCGATGGTCCCGGTGGTATATGCCGGATTGGTGACGATGCGCCCGTGAACGGAGTAGTAGCCCCAGTCACGGATCGTTGTCAGCTCGTTGTACGCCCGATGAATGGCAGACCGGATGTCACGCTGCTCGGCATCCTGCGGCCCGCCGTAGGAGGAGACAATCAGGGATTCAACCAGGTCGTAGTATGTGATGTAGCCCACTTACTCCCCCTCTGCCGGCAGCATCGCGACGGCGTCGGCCCACGGCATCACTTCGACGGCAGGCAAAAGCACGGCCATATCCGCGTGTCGCCACATCTCGTACAGCAGACCGCCGGGCGTGACTTCGGTGAGTAGGTCGGCCGAAAGCATGAGACGGCCATCCGTCAAGACGCGAGGAACTGGCACGCACTTGCTGGTGCCATGCTCTGCGTGGAGTTCCGCGAGCCTTGCGGCGAGCTGCGGTGTGAACACCAGCGCGTATTGTCT